GAGGAGCTCCTCGAGGGGGGGGTCCCGCCGCCCGCCCACGCGAGGCGGGCGGCGGGACCGTTCGGGTCAGGCGTACGTGCCGCCGTTCGCCGCCGTCGACTTCTGGATGCCCTGGAGCAGGCCGTTGAACTGCACGGCCGGCGAGAACAGGGTCCCGTAGAAGAACAGCGACTGGCGGAACGTGACGTCCACGACCGGCCAGGAGATCGAGAGGTAGTCCTGCACCATGACGTTCTCCCAGACGTTTGAGACGTTCTGGATCGGCTGGGGCAGGGTCCACGAGATCGGGATGGCCGTCCCCTGGGGGATGTACGGGTGGACGTTGAGGCCGATGACCTTGCGCGTGATCGGATTCACGTACTCGGACACGGCCGCGCCGCCGCGGAGGTTCGCGACGTCGGTCTGGTTCACCTCGAACCGGTAGCCGGCGGTGCCGGTGGCGGCGTTCGCCATCGACTGCGCGAGGCGGGCGAGATCGCCGCCCTCGGCCCAGAGCTCGTCGGGGTTCGCGAACACGCCCGACGGGCCGTTCCACATGCCCTCGAGCGCGTTGTTGAGCGCGTTCGTGGAGAGGACGTCGCCGACGGACTGGTTCACGTAGGAGCCCTGGAACCCGGACGGGTAGACCGTGCCGGCGGAGTGGCCGGAGATCGCGGAGATCAGGCCCTCGTAGTCGTTCGTGGACGACGTGCCGGTATCGGAGGCCGGCGGGTTCTGGCCGGAGGTGGGGATCGCGCCCTGGAGCGTGATCTTGGCCGCGCCGACCGCGCCGTACTTGAGCCACTGGGCGGTCCGCGCGGGGGCGGTCGTGCCAGTGCCGACGTAGACGTTGTAGGCGAGGGCGCCCGAGGAGTTGCCCGGGAGCGTGACGTCGATGACCTGCCCGTTGGACGCGGCCACCGAGGCGACCGAGGAGCCCACGGTCTCGCCGTAGTAGTTGAGCGCGGTGACGACCACGTAGACGTTCGTGGTGACACCGGACAGGCCGGTCTCACCCGTGCCGGCCGAGCGCGCCGCCGCGAGGACAGCCGCGTTCGGGGTGGACAGGGCCACCGACGTCGCCGACAGGATCGCCTTCTCCTCGAGGATCATCGACTCCTGGAGGAGGATGAGCGCCGCGAGGCCGGCCGCGTCGTCGAAGCCCTGGCCCGCGAACTGGGCCAGCCACGACACGGACTCGGTCAGGCCGAAGAACTTGTACGGGATCGAGATGTCGGACACGGACTGGGAGCCCGAGGCCGGCAGGTTGATCGGGTACGACTGGTTCAGGGTGCCGCCGTTGAGCTCGGAGATCGACATGCGGTTCCCGGACTGGCCGAGGCCACCGGCCGCGGAGCCCTGGATCGCGGTGACGATCTTCGCGAGGTGCTGGGTGCCCTGACCCTGCGTGCGCGGGATCTTGTTGCGGAACGGCGAGTAGACCGGGTAGATCAGCTTCGCCGGCGCGACGAGGTCGTAGGGCACGAGGCCCGACGACAGCGGCGACGTCAGGGTGATGTTCTTGCCGATCTCGGCGCCGAGGACCGTGTTGAGCTGCTGCACGAGATCGGCCATGGCCGAGTTCTGCGGCGTCTGGGCGGCCATGCTGAGCGCCGAGTTGAACTGCGGCGAGAGGCCCTTGATGACCTCCGCCGGGTTCGACCGGCCCTTCGTGATGGCCTTGCGGAACATGAAGTCCGCGGCCTGGGCGTGATCCTCCGAGTAGCCGCCGGAGCGGCCCTTCGTGAGGGTGCCGATGCGCTCCGAGATCTTGTCCGAGAACTGGCCCGGAGCGACCCCGTCGAGGGCCTTGGAGACGACGTCGGTGTTCGGCTTGGCGTTGGCCAGGTCCTCGAGGGAACCGGCAAAGCGGGCGGTTTCTGCCACATACCTCCTGGTAAGCGTTGAGAGAGTCGAGGGTCAGCCGACGAGTTCGGCTGCCTGCTGGGGTCCGACCAGCTTGATGAGCTGGTCCATGGCGGGGCGGGAGATCCCCGTGTTGGGGTTCCGCGCCTTGAGGATGACCGACCTCAGCGCCTCGGCTGCCCCATCGTCGGCGACGTTGCCCGCAACGTCCTGTGCCTGGGGGCCGCGCAGAGCGGCGAGGGGTGCGCCCCGGTACGCCCGCTCTGCGGGGTCCGGGGACTTCTCGAGATCCGCGACGCGCTTCTCGAGCGCGTCGCGGTCGCTCGCCCAGCCCTTCTCGAGCTCCTCACGGAGCGCGTTGATGGCGGGGGCGAGGTAGGACTTGATGAGCTCGGGGTCGAAGCCCTTCGCGACGTCGGCCTCCACAGCCCGCGTGGGGGCCTCTGCCGACTTCTCGACGCCCTCGCCGGTATCAGCGCCCATGGGGCAGATTCCGGGGTGCTGGGCGGCGATGTAGTCGTGCATGGCGGTGATGACGCCGGCGGCCTGCTCGCGGAGCGCGTCGCCGATGCCCTTCGTGAGCTCGGGGTCCGCCGCCGACTTGGACTCGGGGGCGGTGCGCTCGTGCCCTGCGGTGAGCGGCCCGCGGTTGAAGTCCGCGGCGCTCGGCGTCTTCGCCTGGAGAGGCACCCGCGGGTGCTGGCCGGGCTTGGCCGAGAGGTTGATCCGGCCGGCGCTGATGTAGGGCCGCTTGAACTGCCCGGGCGTGATCGACCCGGGGGTGGGCCGTGCGCCGGGGTTCGCGTCCGCGAACGACTTCCGGAGCTCGTCCATCGCCGCCTCGAGGAGCTTGCCGTCCGACTTCTGGAGCTGGACCGCGAGGCTGTACGCCTCGGAGAGGCCCGGGAGGTCGCCGGCGCGGGCTCCGGTGCCGTCGTCCTCCATGAGGGCCTTCGTGACGGCCTCCGCCCACGGTGCGGGGTCGATGAGGGACGGGATGCCCTTGGCGAGCGCGGGGTGGGCCTCGAGGACGTCCTCCTCGTGGAACGCGGCGCATGTGGCGGCGTGCAGGCGGGCGATGTAGAGCGGCGCCGCGGACTTCTCCGCCTTGTCGTCGTCGTCCCCGTCCCCGTCGTCGCCATCCGAGTCGTCGTCGCCGTCGTCGTCGGAGTCGTCGCCCTTCTTCCCGAACGGCTTGGCCTTCTTGTCCCCGAGGTTCCCGAGGCCGCCCTTCTCGAGGTCCGCGTCCTCGGCCTTGGCCGCCTTGCCGCCGGGGAGCTTGTGGCCGCAGTCGGAGCAGAACTTCGCGGGGGAGTCCGCGTCGTGGGACTTGCCGCAGTTCGCGCAGTCCTTCGCGCCCTTCTTGGTCAGGTCCGCGTCCGCGGCCTTGATCTCGTTCGTCGCCACAATCTCCTCTGCACTGCCGGACTTGTTGATGACTTCGCCGAGCCCGCTGGGGAGCTCGCCGCCCTTGTCGAACAGGTCCCGCGGGGTTGGGACCGACTTGGTCAGCTCGACCTCGAACGCCTTCTCGACGACCTCGAGCTCGCCGTTGCTGGCACGCTTGGCGAGCTGGAACTTGGAGCGGGGGTTCGCGGGGAAGTCGACGAGGGAGATCTCGGAGAACACGCCGTCGACGACCCGGCCGTTCTTCGCGATGCCGTCGCGGATGATCCGCGGCTTGGAGATCCCCACCGAGTACGCCTGGTAGACGCCGGCCTTCACCAGCCGGACGGCAGTGGGCTCGACGACGTGAGTCCGGATCCACACGCCGTCGGCACGCTTCTCCATCGACACGGCCTTGCCAGCCGGCGGCAGCGAGCTCGCGTGCATCTGCCGGACGTTCGCGTACTCGGTGAACCACGAGGCGAGGCCCTTCGCGGCGAAATCGGAGTCGATGATCTGGTCATCCAGATCGAGTCCGTCGTCGGTGCACAGACCCTCGACGAAAACGGTCCCGTCCTCAGCCTCCGTGGCCTTCGTGATCGGGATGGACAGGGACAGGTTCTCCTGGCCGTCAGTGAATGCCACATGCCTCCTAGGGGCGTTTCTGGTAGTCGTGCAGGTGAAGCGATCGACGATGGATGTGGGGGGCGTAGCCGAGCGCGCGGAGGGCCGCGGCGAGGCGTACGTCCAGGCGGTGCCAGTCCTTCGCCGGCACGCCGTAGTCCGCGACGTCGCCGACGGCCTCGAGGAGCTCGGGGAAGTCGCGCCGGAGCCGTGCGGAGAACTTCGTGCAGCCGAGGCCCTCCTCGAGCCAGACGCCGGTGCCCAGCTGGTACGGGGACGCGCACCACGGCTTTGGGCACGCTTCCATGCCGTCGACCGCGCCCGGGGCCGGTACGACGTCCTGCTCGACGATGACGAGCGGCCCCCACGGTTCCCGCCACTCACGCGCGAGGAGTGCCCAGTAGGCGTCCGGCTCGGGGCCGAGGTGCTGCAGGTGGGCGTCGTTGGCGTCTGCCCAGACGCGGGTGGCCGGCTCGAGCATGCCGGCGACGAACGGGACGACGATCAATGCCAGATCCGCCAGATCCCGAAGACGAGGTGGCCGATGAGCCACACGAGGACGACGAGGAGCGCGCCGCCGAGGAGCACGTGCGCGGTCGTCCAGGCACCGATGGGATCGCCCGGGTTGCCGCCCTCGAGGTCCCACACGGTCCAGCTGAGCGTGTTCTTCGGGTTCGTGAACACGGCGATGAGCTCGGGGATGAGGAACGAGGCGAAAGTGCCGAGGGCCCAGAGCGCCCAATAGAGCTTCCACGTCATCGCGAAAATCCTTCCGGAATCTATTGCATCCTGCCCCCCGTTGTGGGAGTCTAGATGTGTTAGGAAAAACGCACACAAGGAGTGAGAAAAGTGGCACAGTCCGCGACCGTCACAGCCACCGACCTCCAGCCCCTCGACGTCTTCTCAGACGGCATGGGCGACGAGATCCAGGTCAAGGAAATCCACGTCGTCGGCGATTACGTCGACGTCATCGGCGAGGACGTCTGGGACGGCGACACCGTCACCTACCGGTTCCGCCGAGACCTCCGCATCGACGTCGAACGCGACGAGGACTAGTGCCATGAGCAGCGTCATGAAGGTCAGCGAGACCCGATCCACCCTCACCGAGGCCGGCGTCGTCCAGTACCTCACCACCATCGTCGAACGGCACCAGTGGGGGAACCGGCCCCCGTGCCGCGTGACCGTCGTCTTCGTCGGCGACACCCCCGGATACCGCCGCCGCATGATCCGGAGCAGCACAGAGCCATGGACCTGAACCAACCGCCAATCGAACCCCTGCCCGGTCAGTTGACCGCCTTCACCCTTGAGGGCATCGACCAGACCGACGGCACCGACCAGTACGTCCTCGACGTATTCGACGACACACCAGAGGAGCTCAAACAGCCATGACCGTCTACAAGACGCCCGCCGAGACCACACAGGCCATCCGCGAGGCCCTCAAGACCGCGTTCCCAGACGTGAAGTTCAGCGTCCGGAAGGACCGCGGCGGCGGTGCCGGCCGCGTCACATGGACCGACGGCCCATCCGCCCACGCCGTCGAGACGATCGCCCACCGGTTCCAAGGCAAGGGCCCCATGGACCACACCGACTACGCCGCGCCCGTCTACGACATGTTCGACGGCGAGCAGGTCCACTGGGGACTCGACTACGTCTTCTGCACCCGCGAGGTGTCCGACGACGTCCGCCACGCGCTCGAGACCGAAGTCATCCAGCGCATCGACGACTACCGGCCCGCCGACGGCGTCTGGTCCGCCACCTACGAGGTGCCTGGCAGGTTCTCCTACGAGCTCCAGCGCGCCGGCGTCCGCGTCTACGAACGCTCGAGCGTCGGCGAGATCGCGACCGCGCTCGCCGAGGCCCGCGCTCGCCAGACCGTCGACCTCGAGGCACACCTCGTCGACGAGGCCGTGCGATGAGGGCCCGGAAGCTCGCCCGCGAGAACCACGTGAAGTGGCTCCGTGCGCTCGCCGCCGAGCCCGAGGTGCTCGCGGCCGTCGCCGATACGGTCAGTCTGTTCCTCGACGCGGACCCGAAGGGCCGCGACGGGGTGCCCGAAGGTATCGTGCGGGTAGCGCTCGTGAATGCCGCCATCCGCCTTGGAAAGGACGTCCCCCGTGCCTAAGCGGCCCGACTACATGGACTACAGCATGATCGCCCTCGCCCTCGGCGTGGAGGTGTCCACGCTGCGGCAGTACCTCAAAGACGCCCGCCGGCACCGCCGGCGCGACGAGATCCGCCCCGGTGACATGCCCGAGCCCGACGCCACCCTCGGCCGGACCCCCGTGTGGAGGCCCGAGACGATTGAGGCGTGGATCAAGGCGCGGCCTGGCCGCGGCGTGGGCGGGGCGGCGGCGCGCGAACAGCTGCGGCGCGAGCAGATCCTCCGTGAGGATCGGGTCCACTTCCCGCACGGTGTCAGCGAGTGGCACACCCAGGCGACGCGCGACAGCTAACCGTCCCGCTCCTCCTTCGCGTGCGTGGCCGGCCAGATCCCGAGCGCGTCGTGGTGCGCCTGCGCGCAGTAGCCCTTGGGGTCCTCCACGTACTTGCCGAGGTGCATGACGCACCGGTCGAAGTCTCCCGGTTCGCCCCACTTGATCTTCGCCGCGCCCTCGCCGTGCACCCAGTATTCGTGGAGCCGCTCGGCGTTGCCGTGCCCGCGGGCCCGCTTGCCGAGGAGCTGGTCCACAGCCTCCTCGAGGGTGATGTGGCCGGCGTCCTTGAGCGCGCCCCTCGCGGCGTCTGGGAGGAGCGCGGCGATCGTGTGGGCGGATACGTCCGAGGGCTCGAACGTGACGCCCTGGTAGCCGCCCTGCGCCCGTAGGCGGGCGTTCGCGAGGTCGGCGACCTGCTGCCTCAGCTGGTCGCGGAGGAGCGCCCGCCCCTGGGTCGTGGTGATGTCCGGCGAACCTGGGAGGCCGTCGACGAACTCCTGCCGGCGCGCCGCGTCGTCGGCGCGGCGCTGCTGGATCTGCTCGAGCTGCTGCGGGTAGTGCTCGAGCGCGTTGGCCCGCTGCGTGTTCTCCCCGCGGGACACCTCCACGCCGCCCTTGCGGAACGACAGCGAACACGCGCACTTGGGCCCGCCGTCACAGATGTCCCCGCCGAAGTCCCCGTCGCCCGGCCACCCTGGGAGGGTGGCGAACGTGAACGACTTCCCGGCCCGCTCGAGGCACTTGGGGCAGTGCTCGGCCTCGCCGAGCTCCCAGACGATCTCGTAGTCCGGATCGTCCGCCTTCGCGGTCTGCCCGTACGCGGCGTTGTAGGCGCCGGTGACGGTCTGGCCGTACTGGTCGAACCGGCGCTCGAGCCCCTGGCCACCGTCGTTGCCGATGACCGCCTTGAGCAGGCCCATGAGGAACCCGCGCTGCCTGTCCGCGCGCGCCGCCGCCTCGTCGGCGACGTCGACCGTGTTCGCGTCCAGGTCGGCCGCGGCGTCCGAGGAGCCGGCCGCCATGACGTCGGCGTACGCCTCGGCCATGAGCGCCGTGCCCGTGTCGACGAACCCGGGGAGGCTCGTCTCGCCGTTGTGGTAGGCCGCGGCCAGCTGGGCGAGGCCGGCCGCGACCGTCTGCACCGCGGCGATGACCTGCATCGTGCGGCGGGTGCGGCGGAGCACGCCGGCCATCACTGCGGCGGCTGCGGCCACGGCCTCGGCCGCACCCTTGTTCAGGTCCGGGTCAACAGCCATGGCCGCGCCTCCTCAGTGTTTGCCGTACGCCTCCCACGCGGCGTCGATGAGCTCCTGCGGGACGTCACCCATGGCGGCCGCGGTAGCGATGGCCTCGAGGGCCTCGTCCGTGTCCTCCCACGGGGTCCAGTCCGACAGGAGCAGGCCCTCGCGGGCCTGGTCGATGCACTCCTGGAACTCGTCCCGTGTGACCGTCGAGTCAGCTGCGAACATCCGTCATCCTCCTCATGCCGGCGGCTTCCCGCCGATCGTCCATGCTGCCGGGCCCGGGTTCCCCGCGATGTCCATGAGGTTGCGGACCGTGTTCCAGTTCAGCGCGGTCGCGTTCTGTCCGTTGAGCGTGACATCGGCGAACGCCTCGGCGATGGCCTCTCCTGGCTTCTCGCGGGCGTACTTGGATGTCTGCTCGGTGAACGCCTTGTAGCCCTCCTGCCCGAGGGTCCGGTAGCCCTGGGTGCGGTTGCCTTCCGGGACTTGGATGCCCTGCTGCTGGATGAACTCGGCGGTCTGGGTGTGGAACTTGTTCCGTGCGACCTTCCCGCTCTTGTTGTCGATGACGTGCCCGAACTCGTGCGTCACGATCGACGTCCACGGGTTCGTGCCGTCCGGGATGGCGTCGTGGAACCCGAGGTGCATGTCGTTCTTGAAGCTCGCCACGCCCGACGCGCCCTTGAAGTGGGCCGTGTTGAGGACCATTTCCTGCCGGCCCGACGGGTCGATGGCAAAGGTTTGGACGTGCGCGTAGGCGCGCCGGTGGATGCCCTTGGACCGGATCGAGAGGTTCAGGTGGTCCACCGGGTACGCCTCGCGGAGCGCGATGAGCTGCGTCCCGATGGCCTTCACGTTCTCGAGGGTCTGCGGGGTGCGGTCCAGGCGCGGCGGGTACTCGAACGTGTCCCCGAGGGACGCCCAATGGTCCTCCACAGCCTTGAGCGCCTCGGGCACGGTCTTGGCCGCGTTGAGCCGCTGCACGGCCTGCTTCGCGGGCCCGTCGGGGATCTTGTCGGCGAGAGAGTAGGCCGGCGCATTCATGCGGGCGGCGTCGATCTTCTCCTTGGGGGTGCCGAGGGCGACGCCCTTGACCTTCGCCCAGATGCCCTCGCCCGTCTTCGCCTTGGGCGCCTCGGGGGCCTTCGGTGCCTCGGGGGCCTTCGGCTCCGGGGGTTTGGGGGCCTCGGGCTTCACGGACCCGTACGCGGCCGGGGTGAGCCCGCGCTTGTTCATTTCCGCGCGGACCTTGGCCCGAAGGGGCAGGAGCACACCGATCCTCGAGCCCGGCTTGCCGACGCGGCCGACGATCTCCTTGTCCACGGCCTGCAGCTCGGCGTCGTTCATGTCCTCGGGCCTGAGCTTGCCGGACTTGAGCTGCGTGAACAGCTGCGCCGGCGTGCGCTTGGGCGCGGCCGGCGGCTCGGCCGGCTTCGGCTCGGGCTGGGCCTCACGCCGGCGGCGCTCGAGCTCGGCGAGCACCTCCTGGTGCTGGCGGAGGCGCGGCGCGCTGCCGCCGTGCGCCTGGTGGTACGCCTCGAGCTCGCGGTCGGCCTTCTCGAGGTCGGCCTGGGACACGTTGCGGAGGTTCACCCTGCCCTCAACGATGTCGCGGGTCGTGCCCTTGAACGGGATCGGGTCCTCGCCCGGCTCGTCGACGGGCGCCGCCGGCCTCGGCCGTGGCGCGCGCACGGGGGGTTCCGTGCGCGGCTCGGGCCGCTGCCGCGGGCCGTCGAACGTGCCCGCCTCGGGGCCGCGGTGCTCGGGCCGGTGCTGCGGGGCGTCGCGCTTCGCGAGCTCGTCCAGCACCTTCTGGTGCGTGTCGCCGATCTGCCCGGGCTTCCCCAGGAGGACGGCGCGGCGGGCGAACTCGGTGGCGACGTCACGGAGGAGCGGCGTCGACATGTCCGACGCGCGCTCGCGGCCGGTGGCGAGCGCGTCGGCCTTCCGGGCGACCATGTAGTAGTCGAACCCGTGCTCCGACTTCGGGGTCTCCGGCGGCTTCGGGGCCTCCACCTTGGGCTCGGCCGGCTTCGGGGCCTCGGCCTTCGGCGGCTCCGGGAGCCGATGCTGCACACCATGGGCCGGCGCGCCCGTCGGGGGCAGGTCCCCGAGGTCGAACAGCGACCCCTGTCCGGGTGCCGGCGCGGGCGCGTGGCGCGCCTCGTCCGGCCGCGCGACCGGGATGACGTGATCATGCGGCTGCCCCTGGAAGTGCACGTGAACCGTGTTCCCGTGGACAGCCGTCACCACGCCGTCGCCGTGCTTCGGGTGGTGCACGGCCATCCCCGGGGTCGGGATCCCGACGAAGATCCATCCGTGGATGTAGCCCTTGGGCCCGACCTTCTGCACCGGCGTCTCGCCCAGCTGCTCGGCGATACGGTCGGTGCGGGCGGCCGCGTGCCCACGGATCCACGCCCTGCAGTGGTCCTGGGCGTTCCTCCACGAATACGGGTTGTGCCGAGGGGTCATGCCGGCGTTGAACGCGGCATACCCTTCGGCCTCAACGTCGTACGTCTCGTCAGAACTGAGAGCGGTCATTCCTTGTCGCCTGTCCTCGTCCTCCGTGGCCCCGCGACTGCACAGCCTGGAACGCTGCCTGGTCGGTCGGCCACTGGTACATGCCATATCGGAACGACTGCCCGGTCTCGCGTCCGTTCTCGCGCCACCACTGCTGGAGCTCCTCGGACGCGTAACGGTTCGCGACCTGAATGGGACCCCGGAAGATCTCCGATTCTAGATCCGGGTGGCCCGATCTTGCGTGAGCCTTGCCCTGCTCGTTGAGCAGGACCCCGTTCAGGTCGTTCAGCGCCTTGTTGTACTGCTGCTGGGCGTAGTTGTCGTACTCCTCGGCCGCGTGCTGCCGGGGGGTGAGCTTCCGGCCCTCGCGCTGGAGGCGCTGGGTCGGGTGCTCGGGCGGCTCGATGGACCCGAACTTCTCCGGGGTGAACGTGACGCCCTCGGACTCGCGGCGGTCGATGATCTCCTCGATCTTCTGCGCCGCCGCGTGGTCGCCCTCGCTGTAGAGCTTGCCGAGGAGCTCGCCGAGCTCGCCGTCCGTGTACTGGCGTGTGTTCTCGTAGGAGAACTCGCCAGCACGGGACCGCGGGGACTCGTGCGGGTCATCCACCGGCTCGGGGGCCGTGCGGCGTGCCTGCTCGGCGTGGACCCGCTCGAGGGCTTCCGCCGCCTTCGGGTCCTTCCGGCCGGCCAGCTCGTGCTCGATCCCCGCGAGCTCGGCGTCGGATCCCTGCTCGAGCTTGTAGTGGCCGGCGACGACCGCGTTCGCGAGGTTCGCGTTGAGCTTCCGCTGCCGCTCCTCCGGGGAGAGAGCGCCGGCTGGGTGCTCGCGCGCGTCCCGCTCCGCCTGGATCTCGCGGAGACGGTCGTCGACCTCACGGCTGCCGGGCCGGTTCTTGAGCTCGGCTGCGACCTCCTCGAGCTGGGTGTCGCTGAGCTCGTGCGGGTGGAGGTTGCCCTTGAGCATCCTGTCCGCGAGGTGCGCCGTGATCTCGGCGTGCCGCTCGTCGGCCGTCTTCGGGGCCTCGGGCTCGGGGAGCTTCGGCTCGCCGAGGCCCGGTAGCTCCACATGCTCGCCCGGCTCCTGCCCGTTCGGGTGAAACCCAGGCTTGAGCCGCGCGTGCGCCGGGTTGTGCGAGACGGGGAACGCGCGATGGTGGTCCTCGCCGTCGAACTTCACGTGCACGTCGTTCGCCGTGCGCCCCGTGACCGTCCCATAGCCGTGGTGCGGGTGGTAGACCTGCGCCCCGACCACCGGGATGCCCACGAAGATCCATCCGTGGATGTAGCCCTTCGGGCCTACCTTCTCGAGCGCCTCGCCGGCCGCCGTGAGTGCCTCCGCGGTCAGGATGTCCGTCTTGAACTCCTCGAGAGGCTTGCCCTTGCGGAGGAACCGCTGGAGCTTCTGGAGCTCGGCCGTGACGTCCTTCGCCGCCGGCGGGGTGCCGGTGGCCGCGCGGATCGCGTCGTGCGCCGGCGTGGACAGCACGGGCGGCTTCGCGGCGGCAGCGGGGAGCTGCCCCTGGGCCGGCTTCGCGCCGACTGCGGGCGGCTTCGGCTGCCCGGGCTGGCCCGACAGCTGCGGCGCGCCGGCCGCGCCGGGAGCACCCGCCGCCGCCGCCACGGACGCCTCCGCCGCCTGCACCGCCACGGTGAGGGGCATGTAGCCCGTCGCCGTCTTGATCCCAGGCACTGACGTCTCCGGCAGGCCCCACGGATTCTTGCCCATCGAGATACGGGCCTCGTCGATCGACTCGAGCCCATTGGAGGTGAGCTGCACGTGGGTCCCCACGTTGCTCTCCTCCTCCTCGGCCGGCGTGCCCCAGTACCACTCCATGTCCCGCTGACCGAAAATCCGCTGGATCACGAGATCGAACAGGTCCGCCTTGAGCTGGTTCAGCACGGGCTTGATCCGGGCGTTCGTGCCCTTCTCAGTGTTGATGTCCGAGATCTGCTTGGTCTCCGCCGGCGACTGCACGGCCGAGACGCGCGGCGTCACGCCGAGGTCCATGGGGGTCATGGCGAACGGCATGCTGACCTGGCTGATGATGAACTCGTCCGCCTGGTCCGCGAGGGGGATCGCCTTCTGCGGGTCCGCCTTGGATCCCGGGGGGAGGACGATGATGCGGTGCTTCGCGCCGACGTCGCCGGCGAGCGCGTTGAGCGCGTCCTGCAGCTGCCTCATCTGCTGCGGGGTCGCGATCGAGTCGCCCGGCGTGATGTAGCTGGCCGGCACCGACCCCTCGGTGAAGTAGTCCTCCTGGTAGGTCTGGCGGAGGAGCCCGATCGTGATGGGCTTGATCGCCTTCTCCACACAGCTGAACCCGTACGGGGTCCAGGCGCGCGTGGTGTCGCGGAGGTAGATGAGCTGGTCCGAGGTGAACGTCGCGGCGGGGTCGCCGAGGCCCGCGATGTCGTCGCCGAGGATCACGGAGGTCAGGTCGACGCGCGGCACGCCCCAGATGTACTGCTGGTAGGCGACGGTGCCGTGCCCGGGGGTCGCGCCGTACATGTCGAGGAGCGGCCGGATCGTCGACCCGTCGAGCAGGTCGAGGGCGGCGAGGTTGGACCCGAACGGGCCCGCGCCGCGCCGGCGCGGGGGCCGCAGGTGCACGGCACCGGCGTCGATGACGAACCGGTCCTCGAGGAGGGCGGTGAGCCACGCCTCGAACGTCGGGTACTTCGCCCGGTCCGAGTCGGGGTGCTGGAAGAAGTCGACGACCTGCCGGCGGCGCTTCTCCCAGTCCTCGCGGAGGTCCGGGTCGCCTTTCATCTTTTGGATCTGCTCAACGGTCGGGACGATGTCCCAGCCCATCGACACGATCTCGTTCACGCGGTGGTCGACGCATGCGCGGGCGACGGAGTAGGCGTCGGCGACGGTGCGGAGCGCGGCGAACGGGACGAGCTTGAGGCCCTCGGATCCCGGCTGGCCGGTGGGGAGGTTCCAGCCCACGGGGTACTGGGCGCGGCGGGGGTCCGGCCGGCCGGAGTCCTCGCGCGGCACGTCGACCGGCATGGGCTGCATCGGGGCCATGGGCCCGAACTGGCCCTGGTTGAACACCTCGAGGGGGCGGGGGAGGGGCTTGTAGGGCTGGTTCACGTCGAACTGCGCCTGGTGGTGCAGCTGTGCGGCGGTGCCCGGATTCTTGCCGCCCGTCGCGAGGATCGCCGCGGCGATGGCGTTGCCCTTTGCCACAGACCTCCTAGGGGGTGTCGTCGTCGGCCTGGGCCGCGGCGATGACGTCCTCGAGCCAGAGGACTTCATCGGCCGGCCACTGGCCGTGGGGGTAGTAGACGACGCGCTTGACCTTGCCGTCCGGGTGGTACTCGAGCTGCTTCACGGCGGGGCACTTCCGCACGTGCACGCCGCCGCAGTGCTGGCACGCCTTCTCCGCGAACAGGGTCCGTCGGCCCATGAACCCGTTGTCCTGCTCCTCGAGGAGCTTCCGGGCCTGCTCGGGCGTGAGCGCGCCGTCGTCCTCAACGGCCGCCACGGGGGCGGGGGAGGGGCCCAGGAGCTCGATTGCGGCTTCGGCGAGCTGGCGGAGGGTGAGGCTGTACGGTGCCGGGAAACGGGCCCTCAGCGCCGCCTCGAGCTCGTCCGGTGTCATGCGCCGGCCTTGCGCTCGCGGGTCCAGCGGACGAAGTTCCGGGCGTAGACCGTGCCGTAGGCAACGCACGAGACGAGGAACCCCCACTGCTGGGTGGCGATCGCGTAGGCGAGCCAGAGGAACTGGGCGCCGAGCCCGACCGCCCAGCCCCACCGGGACTTCCGGCCGGACAACCAGATCCCGAACACGCCGACGGCGGTGAGGATCCAGGACCAGTACGCGCTCATTCAGTGACCTCGTCGAAGTGGGGGGCGTGGGCGAACCTCGTGACCACGAGGAGCCAGTCGAGCGCGCCCTCGAGGCCGCGCGCCTCGTGGACCTTCGCCCGGTAGACGCCGAGCACGGCGGCGTGCTTCTCGGCCGCGAGCTCGGCGTCCGACAGTCGCTTGTCCGGCATCATCCGCTGATCTCCTTGAGACGGTGGAGGGCCTGCACGGCACCCGGCTTCCGGTTGCCGTAGACCTCCATCCACGGGTTCGGGACCTCACGCTCGGCCGGCACCTTGGGGGCGTTGGACATCGAGCCGGCGTAGACGTTGCCCCAGTCCGGCTCCGCGCGGCGGGTCCGGACCGGGAGGGGCACCCGGATACCCTCGGGGGTCTCCGCCCACTCGGTGCCCTCCGGGGCCTCGAGGCCGCTGATGGCCTCCATGTCCTTCGGCAGGTGCGACACGGCGAGCACGAGCCCGTCGGGCAGGTCGTCGTGCACCGACTCCTGCCTGGCCTCAATCCTCAGCCCGCCCATCGGGGTCGACGTCGCCGTGATCCCCGTCAGCTGCCGGAGGAGCTCCTCATGCTGGGGGAGCACGATCGACCGCTCGGCGAGGTGCACCTGCAGGCGCCCGTAGTAGTCCTCCTTGGACCGCTGGGACGAGCCTTGCTTCTTCACGTTCGTCCAGCCGCCGAGGCGCCGCTCGAGCTCCTCCGACGGGTACGCGCCGACGCCGTTCGTCTCCGTCCGCACCTCGAGGTCCCACATCTTCGCGAGGGCCTCGACCTCGGACACCTGGGCCCCGTAGGGCCGGCGGGACGTCTCCAGCCAGGGGAGGATGATGACCGGCATGGGGTTCGCGCCGTAGTCCTCCAGCGCTCCGGCGAGCACGATCGCGTGGGCGTCCTGCTGCCGGCCCCAGTCCAGCCCGCACGCCGCCGGCATGCCGTTGCCCTCCCGGGACAGCGGGTAGTCGGCGATGCACGCCATGATGTCCGCCCGGTCGAAGTACGCGTCGCCCGAGGTGATGAACTCGCCCTCGTACTCGGCGCGGAACCTCAGCGGCGGCAGGGACGCGCGCGCGGCCTCCACCACTGCCGGGTGGATCCAGGGGGCGTCGGTCAGCTTCCACCGGTACGTGCGGGTGTGCTCCGACGTGCCCTGCATGCCCTGCATGGCGAGGTTGAAGAACGCGCCGGCGTCGCCCCACGGGGTCGACGCGAGGACGACCTTGGCGTCCGGCCGCGCCGTCGTCGTCGGCAGGGCCGAGGACAGGAGCACGTCGTCGTCGACGAACGCGCACTCATCGACGATGAGGAGGTCCACGGACCAGCCACGGATCGACTTGGGCGAGGCCGGCACCGACAGGATCCTCGAGCCGTTCGAGAGGACGATCCTGGTCTGCGTCGGCTCCTCCGCGAGGGACCCCTTGAGCAGGGGATGGTCGAACGCCTCCCGGACCGTGTAGAGCAGGCGGATCGCGGCGGTCTCCGACGCGGACACGATCATGACCAGCTGGTTCGGCTGGCGGAGCGCGCCCCACGCCGCCCGGAGGGACAGGGACTCGGACTTGCCGCACTGGCGCGGCGCGACGATGACCGTCTGCCGCGCCTCGAGCGCCATCGCCTCGAGCTGGAACGGGGTGCGCGGCTTGCCGACGAGCTCGCAGAACAGGCCGAAGTCGTCACGGGCCGCACGGAGATCCTGGAGGGACGGCACACACCTCCAAGGGGTCGGTTCAGGTCATCACGGACCGGTTCAGCTCGGCGGCCACGAGGTGCACGCCCATGGGCTCCGCGGCGAGGCACGGGCCGGCCTGCTCGCGCATCTGCCGGCGCACCTCATTCGGGAGGTCGAGGAACGACGGGCCCTCGAGGATGCACGTGAAGATCCGGCCGCGCACACCCGCCGCGCCCGGGATGACGATGCCAGGGCCCGCGACCGTGATCCGCTGGCCGGCGCTCCCGCCGAGGGCCATCGCGAGCCGGTGCCCCTCGCGCATGTCGCCGCAGAGGATCAGGACGCTCATGGCAGGTCCGCCGCCTCATCGACGACGACGAGGCCGGCGCGGACGCCCCGGATCCGGCGCACGACCTTGACGACGGCCGTCTTCCCGGCCCGCTTCGGCCACACCACGACCGCCTGGGCGTCCAGCATGCGCTGCACGATCGACCGCTGCCAGTCCACAAGCTCGATCCCGAGGGCCTTCTCAGCCGCGAGGATCTCCTGCGCGCTCACCGGTTCATCCCGAGGGCCTCGAGCTTCGCGGCGCACAGCTCGGCACGGTGGATCTCCCGCATCGTCTTCGCCGCCTTCCAGCCGTGCTCCGGGCAGTCCGGCAGGGCCGTGTCCGCGTCCACCAGCCCGCACGGGGCCTTCGGGCACTCACAGTCGTCCTCGATGTGATGCTGGGGCCACCACGACCGGCCGAGGTGCAGGCTCACCAGCGCCACTCCTTCACCACGGGCACGTCGATCTCCTCGGCGGCAATCACGTCATCCGGGTAGCGGTACTGGAGCTCGCCATGCGGCCCGAGCACGACCGCCGTGCACCGGATCCGGCCCTCCGTCACATTGATCGGCGGGTCTAGGAGGACACGTTTCGCGTCGATCCCGTTCGCCTCCAGCCAGTCCGACACCAGCTTGCGGCCGGCCTCCGACCGGGCCACGTACGTCACGCCGTCGAACCTGACCTCAGCCACCGCGCTCATGGGACCCTCGGGGGCCACGACCAGCAGCCCGGGGTCGGCTCCTCCGCGAACGGGACCGTCTCCCGGAAGAACATGCCCGTCGGGTTCAACACCGCGAGGCCGGCGGCCATCGTGCCCTCGTAGACGCACGTGACGACCGCGGCACGCGGCTCAGACACGTACTCCCCGCCCGGGGTGCCATACGAGTGGTAGTGCACGATACGGCCGATGCTCGGTGCGCTCATGTGCGGACCCTCCTCGGGAACCGGAAAACAGTCTTGAACCAGGACAGCCGGCAACGCCGGCACCGACGATGCAGCGACCACGAATCCACGAAATCGTCCCCAATCGGCCGGATCGACTCGAACCGCCACGAATGGAACCCGAACGAGCACAGCCACCTCATCGTGACCCGCCCCCGCGCTCCGCCGCCGCACCCAGCCACGCCCCACCCAAGGCCAGGCCCAGCGGCCACTCGAGCACACCCAGCGCCGGCGCCGCCACCGCGAGGAACACCACCACAGCCACCGTCCACAGCTCCCAATGCCTCACTGGCCGCCCTCGCCGTCCTTCCACAAGTCAGCCAACGACGACGCCGCCGCAGACACGTCACGGCCCATCCGGGCCCGCGCCACCGGCGTCAAACCCAGCACCGTGCACAGCTTCTCCTCCTGCGCCACCCAACGCCGCAGAGTCTCCTCAGCCGGCGTCGACTTCACCGACCGGCCACGACGCTTCATCGGGCCGCTCTCGCCCCCGCCCGTCACCGTCTCCTGCGTCAGCGTCACCTCATCGCCCGCCCCGACGCCCTGGTCCTCCACCGCCTCCCACCACAGCGCAATCCGCACCCGCACCTGGCACAAACGCAACAGCAGAGGCCGCGACATCCGCGCCTTCGCATACTCCGGGAAATCCGGATCCTCCAGCAGCTCCACCAGCATCGACTCCGCCCGAGGCGTCACCACAGCCGGCGCATACGCCCCATACGACAGCGCCACATCATTGCCCTCAACGAACGCCGGCGCAGTCGACCCCGTCGTCAAACCCGCCTCAACAGCCGCGGCACGCTTCGCCGCACGCTCCTCCGGCGACTTCGCCATCCTCGGACGACCAGGCATCCCACAACCCTCCTCAACGTCACCAGAGCACGCCCACCAGCAGACGCGTCAACCAGCCGCCCTCCCGCCACGCACGGCACGCAATCCGATCCACCTGCGCGGCATACACAGCCCGCTTGTGCGGGTTCGGCCACGCCGCCGCCCACTTCTCGAGCCCGAGCCAGTGGCGGTACGCCAGCCAGTACGTCCACGCCGTGAACCTCACCGCCGACGCCCCTCAGTGCCCGTCACACAACCCAACAGCCACCCCACAAGGCACGGCACCAACACCAACGCCCCAAGCCCACCCACGGCCCACACAGCGTCGCTCACGCCGACCGCCCGCACCAGATGCACCGGCCGCCGTCGCCCGCCTCGCAGACATGCGTCACATCGCCCCGCACAGCCGCAACCCGGACACCCTCGTCCGAGAACTGCCTCGACTTCGCCGCCAGAGCCGAATGCGCCGCAGCCTCACGCTCCCGCACCTCAGCCCACTGAGCCAGCGTGTGCGAGTTCTTGTGCTCCGCCAGCACGCCCTTGTCGTGGCCCGTGATCTCCACGATCCCGTAGTCCCACGCCGACAGACGGCCGAAGGCGTCAGACTCGCTGTGCTCGTACGTCAGAGTCGTGTGGCAGACCGGGCAGGCAACATGAATCGTGGTCAAAGGGAAACCTCCTGTGACCCGCGCGTAGCGGGAAAATCTCAGCGGGGGTCGGGTGACCCGCACGCGATAGACACACCCGAAACGGCTAGTCCGATATGGACGGGGCCGGGTGGATGGATTGCACCCCCCACCCCCCTGCGCCGGCTGGCCTCGAGGTGGCCTGGCCCCGAGGGGCCGCTCTGGGGCCTCACGGCTACAGTGAACGGCTACAGTGGCGCGCTACTTCCGCGCCGTTGCTGGCCCGTAGGGGCCTGCTCGCAATACTGGGGGGATTGCTTACGCCTCAGAGGGCGGTCGTGCGCGCCTGCCTGCGGCGTGTCTGCCACTGGCCGGCCGGCTGGCCGAGGGGCGCGTTGCTTGTGCCTTCAACTGTGTGTGCTGTGCTGCGTGCGTGTTGTCACACTGTGCTGCAACGCTGTGCTGTGCTGCTGTTGTGCCATGCCACGCGTAGTGGCGTCGCTGTTGCTGCTGCTGTGGGTGGCTGTGTGCCTCGTTGTGGGCCTGTATGCGTGCTGTGTGGCGTGGCATATGGGGGCTGGTATTTCGGGGGGCTGTGTGGGCCTGTATGTGGGCTGCTGTGTGGGCCTGTATTTGGCGGCTGGCAGTTTCGACACTTGTCCCTAGGCGTGCTCAGCATACAGCGTGTGTGGTTTGTGGCACTAGGTGTGCGTTTTGGGCGTGTCGTGGCGGAGTGTGGTGAGGAGCCAGGCGATTTGTGGGCCTTGCCATTGGGCTCCGCATGCGCCGCATTCGATGTGCCAGTGGCCGGGTGGGAGCATGCGGTCGTTGTGGTCCCAGAGGCCGGCTGTGAGGGCTGTGCGGCGGTCTGCGGTGCGGGTTTGGCTGCATGCGGGGCAGGGTGTGTTCTCGAGTTTGCGGCGGGGCCGTGGCGGGTCTGTGAGGGCTCGGATCTGGTCGATCCAGTCTTGGGTGGCGCCGGTGAGGTATTCCCGGTCCTCGGGGGTGTGTGCGGCGTTGAGGGCGCGGATGTTGGTTTCGAGGCGTGTCCAGGTGCGTCCGGTGTGTTCGTCGGCGTATTCGCGGGCTTCGGCGGTGATGGCTTCGAGGAGGTCGTGGGCTTCTTCGCTGAATGGGAGGGCCGTGTCTGCGCCGTTTCCGCCTCTGCCGTCGCGGTCGTGGAGGGCTGTGCGGAGCTGGGTGATGAGGGGTGCCTGTGTTCCTGTGACGCCTCGCTGGGTGGCTGTGTGGGGCTGGGTGAGGGCGTGGATGTTGTCCTCGAGGGTCACCGGAGCTCCTCGATGGTGATGTGGATGTGCTCGGAGCCTCGGGGGGTTTTGCCGCCGTGGTCCATGAGGGGGCCGAGGACGTGGGTCCAGTCGTCGTCGTGGAGGATGCCGGCGCGGGTGAGGGCGTCGACTATGGCTTTGCCGGTGGGGTAGAGGTTCATGGGGTCGTAGCGGTTGTTGGTGGGCTTGTAGATGCGGCCGGTGATGAGTACCCGGTTCTGGAATTGCTTGGGGACGACGGGGTACTGGTCGGCGAGGGCTTGGGTGGTGGCCTGGATCCATTTGGTGGTCTTGGCGGCGACGGCCATGCGTGGGGTGCGCTCGTTGGAGGAGATCCAGACGGGGGAGTCGTGGAGCTTGCCGCGGTGGTGGACGCGTGGGGCGGGGATGTCGAGCATGAGGATCCGGGTCACTTGGGGGCTCCTGGTGGTCAGTCGTGGATTTTGAGGCCGATCTGGTCGCGTGTCCGGGTGGGTGGGTCGGATTTGACTTCGGACCAGCAGGCGGGGCAGTTGTTGGCGTCGTGCCAGGTGTGTTCGCGGCAGCGTGGGGCCTGCTGTCCGGGTCGTTGTCCCGGGGTCTGGACGGGTTTGGCCTTGTGGCGTTCCCAGAGGATCGCGTCGGGGGTTCGGGCTTCGGGGTCTGCGGCGGCGGAGAGGCCGGCGTGGAGTGCCTGGGGGAGGTCGACGTCGTAGGCGATGCGGCCGAGTGCGGCGATGACGCCTTTCTCGTCCCAGTTGGGTCGGCGGCGGCAGATGATGCGGGCTGCGTCGTGGGCGTCGAGTGGTGTGAACCTGGGCTCGGTCACTTCGTCTCCTCCCGGAGTCCGAGGCGGGTGACGATCTGGTCGTGGAGGGGGTGGTCGCCGCGGATCTCGTAGGTGTTGGACATGATCGCGATGAGGTTCGCGGTGTGGAGCTCCTCGGCGATGGCGAGCATGGCGGAGGTGAGGGCGGCGGAGTGCTCGGAGGGTGTGTAGGCGTTGGCGGCCTGCAGGCGGGCGTCGTCGATCATGCTCATGCGAGCCTCACGTTCTGGTAGGTGACGAATGATGATGAAGGTTCCCAAGGGATAAGCAGAGGTGAGGTAGGCACTCAGGTGAGTAGTTGGTATTGGTACTGGTGCCACCGTTTTGTCACCGGTTTGTCTTGGGTCCTGTCACGGTTTTGTCTTGGTGTTTGCCAGACAAGGGCCATGGGTTTTGTCATGACTCTTGTCTGGCACTTGTCTTGACACTTGCCATGGCACTTGTCTTGACACTTGTCACCATGCGGAGGCGACGGAGGGTGTGGGGTCTGGCTCGTCGATCGGCGGTTCTTCGGGGCAGAACGGGCATCCGGGCTTCACGATGCCCTTGCGTTCGTGGTGCTGTACGTGGGTGCCGTAGGTGCCTGCTCCGGAGCGGTTCGACTTGAGCGCCTCGAGCTCCTTCTTCGACTTCTGGTGCTTGAGGTAGTCGTGGCATTCCCGGCGGCCGTCGCGGAGCTCGATCCAGCCGTTCTCGGTGAGCTCTTTCCGTTCCTTCGCGGGGATCTCGGACCAGGTCCCGTCGTCCACGTATCCGTCCGTCTTGAACTCGTTGCAGCGGGCCCACAGCTCGAGGATGCGGAGCCTCGCGGAGCGGGACATGCGGAGGAACTTCGGGTGCCGGAACAGCTCATTGGTGACCGTGATGTACGGTCTCGTGTCCCTAGGCATGGATCCTCCCGATCGTCCAGACGGCGTCGTGGCCGACGTTCTCGTTGCACCATGAGCAGCGGATGATCCGCTCGGCGTCGGGCACGGCGAGGTATGCGGCGTAGGCCGCGCACACCGGGTAGGGGATGCCGACGGGGCCGAAACACTCGTGGCGTGTCATGGCCCAGTGCGTAGCGGGGCCGTCGTCGTGCGTTCCCTGGTTCTCGAGGTGGTGCGGGTGCTCGCACACGCGCGGCGCGTCCAGGCCCTCCTCGAGGGCCGTGAGGGTGTCCTCGTCGGGTGTGACGGCGGTGGCGGTCATCGTGGTCGGTTCCTCCTCTCCTGTTCCTCGCGGTCGATGTTCCGGAGCGCCTGCTCGGCGGTCGGGTCGCGGTGGGTCGCGTGGGTGGGTTCCTCGTCGATGAACCGCCGGTGGTGGTCGCACGTGTAGTCGGTGAGGCACTTCCCGGCCTTGCCGCGGCAGACGATGCAGCACGGGTCCTTGCCGCCGCTCACTGGGCACCTCCGACGGTGGCGAGGGTGGCGATGAGCCAGATGTAGGCGGCGGCGAACATGCCGGCGAGGACGTAGAGCTTCCACCGGCCGGGCATGCGCCCAGGGGTGAGGATCGCGGCGCCGGCGGCGAGGCAGAACAGGACGAATGCGGTGGCCGCGCCGAGGCCGAGGTTGAGGTACTCGGTGAGGATGAACCCGTTCACTGGTCGGCCTCCTCGCAGAGTCGTTCGATGAGGCGGCCGAGGGCTTCCATGCACGCGGCGGTGTCCTCGAGCTCGAACTTGAGGGCGGCGGGGATGATGCGCTGCCGGTTCCGGGTGGCGACGGCCGGCGACGTCTCGGTGGTCATGCGGGGGCCCCTTTCGTGAACTGGGCGAGGTGGTCGCGGGTGTGCTCGCGGCGTTCGATGCTGCCCCTCGCGGACACGACGGGCCTGTCCGCGTGCAGGGCCGCGCGGAGGTCGTGGTCGTACTTCCAGTCGCCCTCGGGGCCGTCGTAGAGGCCGGCGGCGCGGGCCGTGTCGAGGAGGGTGGTCGCGTCGATCCTGTCGGCGCGCCGGCGGAGCCAGTACGCGGCGCCGATCGCGTCGGCCTCGAGCGTGTTCGGTGACGCTGTGACTGAGGCGTGGTGCCGGGCGTCGGCGCGCGCCTCGTCGGCGAGCGCGCGCAGCTGCTCCGTGGTCGGCTCAGACATCGTCGGTGCCCTTCTCGATGAGGTCGGCGAGGGCGCGGAGGCATTCGGGGGTGAGGGCGAACGCGCAGAGCAGGGCGGGCTGGTAGCCGCCGCGGATGATCCGGCCGGCTTCGGCGGGGCGCATGTCGGCGGGGGCCTTGGCGCTGTCGAGGTAGACGACGGTGCCGACGTTCGGCACCTTCTCGGTGAGGATCTCGGTGCCGTTGCTGAGGGTCTTGTAGGGCTTCATCGTTGGGGTCTCCTTACGGCGTCGAGGACGACGTAGACGGTTCGGTAGGTGTAGGCGAGGCCGAGCGCGAGCACGCCGGCCAGGAAACGGCCGGCGGCTCTCACGTGCTCACGACGACGGCGAGGAGTCGGGGACGGCCGGCGATGATGCCGGCGACGAACCTGTGGTGGCCGTTGATGATCCGGAACATGCCGTGCGGGGCGGCCTGTAGGATGATCGGTTCCATGTCCTCGTCGGGGTGCTCGGTGAGGAGACCGACGTAACGCTGGACCTTGTCCGGGTCGCGGGGCAGGTCTTCGCCGATGAGGATGTTCCCGAGGGGGACGTAGCAGGCTTCGACGTCGGCGTACTTGGGGATCACGGTCTGCCCTTCCCGCACTTCGGGCACTCGGCGAGGCCGTGCTTGCAGCGGGGGTAGCCGGTCAGGGCTGTCCGGATCGGGGTGGGGGACACGACGGGCCGCGGCCACACGAACCCGAGCTCTACGTCCTGATGGGATCCGTCGTGGCCGACGGGCCGGACACAGGTCACCTCGAACGCGCCCGGGTGCAGGATGGCCTTCGCACCGCACGGCACAGCCGGCTCGTCGTCGGCTCTGCGCTGCGCCTCGCACGGGCCGCACAAGCATTCCTCGTCGCTCGAGTTGTGGATCCAGGTGACCTCGCCGACGGACACCGACGGGCCCCCGTAGACGTCCATGAGCACCTGGGCGACGTACTCGCCGTCGGACCAGACCGCGTTCAGGCGGTGGCCGCGGCCGGGGCGGGTCTCGTCCTCCCACTGGACCGTCCACTCGTGGTGGTTCAGGTCTTCGGGGACGGTCGACGTGTCGACGTAGCGTTGGATCTCCGCGACGGCCGCCGGCCACGCCTTCGCCTGCCGCTCGGTGAAGTCAGCCACGGGGGGCCTCCTCCTTCTCGAGCCACTTGGCCTCGAATCGGGCCCATTCCTCGGCCTCGTCGCGGTCGCGCTTGCGCCGGCGGGCGAGCATGGGGGCGGTGAGCATGTACCTGCTCGGGTCCGACGCGAACGTGGCGAGGCGGGCGGCGTTGGTCGGCAGCGCCCCAGGCCGGTTCACGGGCAGGACGTTCGCGTAGACACGGTTCGGGATCATGGGGGGTCCTTCTCACAAAAGATGGGGCGAGGGGCGCCCCGAGCTGTCGGGGCGCCCCTCGCGGGGTGGTTCGGGTCGTGCTACTGGAGCTGTGGGGTCTCGCCGTAGCCGGTGTGGCAGGTCGACCCGGAAATGTCGCCGGTGACGACCTTGTAGGTCTGGATCGACGGGTTGAAGATCACGGTGTGGTCGGCCGTGATCTTGTCCTCACAGGCGTTCGTGATGGACGCGCTGGTCTGGGCATTGCCGCCCACCCAGAGGTCGATCCAGATGGTCGAGCCGGGGTCGGCGTTCTGGCCGGCGTACTCGCCGGTGGTGTTGCCGAACAGCTGGTGGCACGGCTCCGTCTGCGGGGAGGATCCGTCGCCGCATGTGTCCTCCACGATGAAATACTTCTGCAGGTTGGGGATGTAGAACCGCTCGCCTGCCGGGTAGTCGAGGATGTCCTTGCCGTTGATGATCGAGTGGCCGACGGCCACGGTGACCGGGTCGGCCCATGTGCCGGTGCCGCCGTCGGTCTGGTGGATCACCGGGTTCGAGATCGTGCTGGATCCTGCCGGTGTGTTGTCCCAGTAGCCGTAGCCCGTGGTGTAGACGGTCTTGACGATCGTGCCGGTCTCCGTCGGGGCCGTGGACGTCGGGCTCGGCGAGGACGTCGTTGGCGGGTCCGTGGGGGTGGCCGTGTCCGTCGGGGATGCGGGGATCGGGTTCGCGGTCACGGTCGGGTCGGACGTCGCTGTGGGCGTCGACGTGGCCGTGTCAGTCGGCGTGGACGTGGCCGGCGGGTCCGAGGGGCTCGGGGCCGCCGACGTCGGCGGATCAGACGGGGTGGCCGTCGCCGTCGACGTCGCGCTCGTCGCGAAATTGGCCTTGTCCAGGTACAGGTTGCGGCAGCACGAATTGGTGAAGGCGATCTTGACCGTGTGCGTGCCCGCGGCCCAGGTGCCGTCGAACTTGTACCCTGCCCAGCTGGACAGGGCGACTCCGGCGTTCGTGGCGATCGTGGTCCCGTCGATGATGACGTTCATCGTCGCCGTGCCGGATCCGGAGTCCGTGTGGGCCGTGATCCAGAACGAGTCAGCGTCGGCGCTGCTCGTTACGGTGCCCTTCACGGTCACGTTGGAGTCGACCTTGAGTGCCTTCCCGGCGGAGGCGTTCGCGTCGTTGTAGACGGTCGTGCCGTAGCCCTGGACGGACGTCATGGTCTCGGCCTCGAGGTTGCCGATGTTCGTCCCGGCGTTGGCCGCCGGCGCGCCGAGGATCGCGGCGCTGACGAGGGCGAGCGCGGCGATCGCGGTGGTGCCGCCGCCGAGGGCGGCGAGTCTTCTTCTTCTCATGGGGTGGTGCTCCTTTTTTCAGTGGTCCTGCTCCGCGAGCCGGTCCGCCGCGCAGTCATCGCATACGCCGTCCGGTGCGGTCTGGGGGTGCTCGAGGCAGACCTCGCATAGGCGGTCCGGTTCCTCGAGCCAGCGGGCCTCGCCGGCGGCGAACGCGTCAGCCACGCTCCGTGGCCTCGTGCTCGGCGATGAGGGTGGCCTTGCCGCCCTCGTAGGGGCCGCGTGCGGCGTGCGCCTTGATGGCCCGCTCGATGTCGTCGAGGATGGCCGGCGTGATCCCGTGGGTCGGGTCGGGGGCGTAGGCGTGCAGGCCCGGGTGCTGGTCGGCCCATTCCCGCGCCGTGCGGACGTGGGCGAGGTCGTCGTCGAGCCAGAACGCGAGCTCGGGCTGGGTCTGCTCGAGGTGGTCCCGGATCGACGTGTGCTTCGTCCAGGCGCGCTGGGTGAACCCGCGCGCCTCGAACCACGGCCACGACTCGGACCCCTTGAGCCCGATCATGGGTCCGGCCTCCTGCGCCGTCTTCTCCCAGGATGTGAGCCAGTGGGGGACGATGCCGTGCTCGGCGATGAGCGCGTTGAGGCGGGCCACGCAGTCGTCGGCGACGATGAGGATGTATCCGCCGGCGATGATGGGCCGGTAGCCGCTCGGCCAGTCGGACGGGGTGTGCTCGAGCCGGTCGTAGGCGTTGAGGACGCCGTCGATGTCGAGGTAGAGGTGGATCATGGTCAGTCGGCTCCTACGGTGTGGGCGGGTTCGGGTTCGCCGAGGGCGTTGGCTTCGTGGGCGGCGAGGCGCAGCTCGGTCCGCAGCTCGCGGATGACCTGCCACCCGCCCTTGTCCTCGGGGATGGCGGCGGCCAGGTCGGCGGCGGCGGTGAGGTGCGCGGCGAGGGCCTTGACGCGTTCGGCGTTCACCGGGACCGCCGGTGGATCTTGCGGGCGGCCTTGGCGCGCTTGTCAGCGGCCCGCCGGCGGGCCTTGGTGCCGTCGGAGACGGTGCCTTCGTACATGTGGCCGCCGCCGCGCTCTTCGCGCTTGTTGAGGGCGATGAGGATGGCCTTCTGGAATACGTTCGACTCGAACATGGGGGGTTCCCTTCGTGGGTGGACTAGTTTGAAAAAAGGACTTGCATCTAGCCCCCCGTTATGGGAGTCTAGATGTGTTAGGAAAAACGCACACAGGAGGGCAGCACAATGGCAACCCGGAACACGTCAAAGAAGGTCCAGGCCGACCGCGAGGCGTGGGAGACGCGCGTCGCCGAGGAGGGCTTCGAGGTCGGGGATACGGTCATGGTCGTCCGCCACGCCGAAGACGCCCGCGGCTACATCGTGAAGCGATGGGAGGAACACGCGACCATCCTCGAGATCCGCGCCTTCGACGCGCTCGTGGTCTTCGCCGACGGCGAGCGGGCCAGTTCCGGCCTCGGTATCCGCCACCCGAAGATGAGCGCCGAGATCCCCGACGCGGACGGCGACCCCATCGTCCTCCACTTCGAGGTGCTCACCGGCCGCACCATGGCAGCCGTCCGCGTCCAGAACATCGACGGCGACTACATGACCGCGTTCGTCGACCTCCAGACCCTCCGCAACGAAGTCGCAGACCTAGGACAGTAGCCATGGAACCGAACCTCATCCTCCAGTACGACCCCGCCGACATCGTCGACGAGAACGATGCCCGCAACGCCTACGAGACCATGGCCGTCGAGGTCGGGACGTTCCACCCCGACGACTCCGGCCACGAGATCCTCAACGAGGACGGCACCGGCCTCTACTTCACACCTGAACAGGCCGACCGGTACGACGCCGTCATGGCAGCGATCCGGCCCCTCATCGGCGACGCGATCTACGACCTCGCCCTCGCCTACACGGAAGACTGAGGCCCGAACGCCTCGAGCATGTCCCTCAGCGCGGCCTCGGCCTGCTGGGGGACTACTCCGTTCCCGCACGCCTTGAGCTGCTCGTTGCGGGAGATCGGCACACCGGTCACCCAGCCCTCGGGGACGCCCATCATCCACTCCGTGAACGCCGGCGAGAGGCGCTGTCCGCCCTTGCTGTTGGGCTCCGTGGGTGACGGGGCCGGACGGCCGAGAACGGCCTCCCAGCGCCGTATGGCGGGCTCGTAGGGGCCCCAATTCGTGGTCATGTCCTTCGCCTGTCCGGGTAGGAGCTTCTCGTCCGAGCGCGCGCCCGAACGTGTGAGGTGACCGCCGAGGGCGTCCGCCACGGACGGTGTCTGGAGGAGCACCTCGCCCTGGGGCCGGTCCGCGTCCGTGCGCTCCGCGCCGAGGGCGTACATCGTCTCCGTGCCGCCGGACCCGCCGCGCGTCGCGCGCGGCGTCGGCATGAGGTGCCGGTGGACGGCCGTGTTCAGGTCGTCGCCGCCGGATCCCGGACGGTTCGCCCTCGCATAGTCCTGGTTCGCGTGGCCGTTCTTCGCCTCCGGCGTCGGCAGGAGCGCACGGCCGCGCACGACGGCGTCCGTGAGGGTCACGCCATCCTTGCCCATGCCCGACGCCTCGGCGTCCGCCGCGGTCGTCGTCGGGAGGAGCTGCGCGGCGATCGCGAGGGGCATGCCCATGCCGTTCCCGTTGATCCCCTTCGCCTTCACCCTCTGCCGGCGCGCCTCCCACTGTTCCGGGTCCTCGCCGTCGTTTGTGTTCGCAGCCGACGGGGTCGGCAGGAAACAGACGACGTCGGCCGTCGACGGCTGGGAGCGCCGGCCAGGGTCCGTCCCGTTCGCCCTGCCGTGGTCCCCGAGGGACGCTTGGGGCGTCGGCAGGAGCCCGGCGAGCTCGAGGGCCTGCGCGTCCAGATAGCCGCGCTCGAGCCGGTGCCGGTAGGACTTCGACCCGACCGGGCCACAGCCCTTCCACTCCGCCGCGCGCGGCGTGCCGAGGAGCTCGTCACCCTCGTCGTCGGGCGAGGACAAAAACCCGGAACCGGCCGTGGGGGGCGCCCACGTCGGCAGCCCGTAGGCCACGCCACTGAGCGTCATACCCGAGGTCGTGAAGGTCTCCGAGAACACGTCCGAGTGCCCGCAGAACAGGCACGTCGTCGCCTCCACCCCCATGACCTCCCACACATCCCTCCTGCTGTTCCAGGTCGCTAGCGGCACGGGCTGAGTAGGCTCCACGGACGTTCTCCCAGATCACGTAGGTCGGTTGGATGGTCGCGACGGCCTCGCGCATGGCAACCCAGAGGTTGGAGCGGGTGCCCTCGGTCATGCCGCGCCGGCGACCGGCATGGCTGAGGTCTTGGCAGGGTGTGCCGCCGCTGATGATGTCCACGGGCTCCACCCCGGCCCAGTTGACGGTGGTCATGTCCCCGTGGTTCGGGACGCCCGGCCAGTGGGCGGCCATGATCTTCGACGGGGCCGGGTCGAACTCGGAGTACCACGCGAGGTCGGCGCCGAACGTGGCCTCAACGGCCAGTCCAAGTCCGCCGTTCAATAGCCAGCACAGAGCTCCGCGTATCGCATCGTCTTGCTGGTCATAGGGCCTCACCTCCGATCATCTGCCGCATGGCGGCGTCGTGCGTCCGGTGGCATGGCCGGCAGCGGGGCGTGTAGTAGCTGGGGGTGGGCGAGTACGGGCGGCCCTCGGCGTCGCGCTTCTCGTCCGCCGCGCCACCCTCGTAGGACCAATCCACGGCGGGGCCGCCGCAGTCGGCGCACCGATGCTCGCGGGCGGGGCCCTTGAGGCGGACGACTCGGGCGTGGGCGGCGTCGTATCCGGCGTCGGTGCCCTTCCATGCGGCGTTCGCGGGGCCGGTCTGCTCGCGCTTGATCGCGCGCCGGCGTTCGGGGACGTGCCGCTCGAGGATCGTCTGGGCCTTAAAGCCGTGGGCCCGGTGCGTCTGCACCTCGGCCACTGTTGCTCCGCCCTCGTAGAGCCCTACGGCTCGTGCGACGATCTCGGGCGGGTAGTCCCGCTTGTGCCCTGGGCTGGGCTTCTCGCGTTCCCGGAGGAGCGCGCGGCACTTCGGCGAGCACGTCCTTGAGGCGGGCTTGGACGCTTCCCACTCCGTTTCGCACCACTCGCACGTCTTCGCGTATCTCACGGGCGTCGCTTCCACGTGATGCTCGCGGACGGATCAAACCACGTCCGGCCGCATCCCTTGCACTTGACGGCGTGGCCGCGGGACATCGCACCCTCCTCGAGCTTGTCCTGCTTGTCCCGGTGGGTCTGGCAGACGTCGTAGGTCATGCCGCAGCAGTTCATCGTCCCGATCCATGCGACGGGGGCTGTGCAGCCGGGCCATTCGCACGGTGGATCCTCGGACAGGTGGATGTCCTCGAGGATCTCGAGGGACGTGTCCGTGTCGGTGGCGTTCACGTGGTCCTCTTTCGTCGTCGCTTCGGGGGCCTTGGAGGGTCGGCCATGGTGCCCCAGGCGGGGGTGTCACGGCTGTGCCGTGCGGCGAGGAACCGGGCGAGCCCGCTGTTCTCGGGGGTCACGGCCGCGGCCTTCGCCGGCCCGGTCCGCTCGATCGGATCCTTGCCGCAGCGGTGCCGGTCGGCGCGCTCGGCCACGTCATCCTCCGTGTCGCCACGGATCACCCAGCCGCACTCCGTGCACTGGGATTGGTAGCGGGTCACCATGTGGGCCTCATGCCGCTACGTCCTTCCGTACGATCCAGTTCGCCAGGTCTTGCCGGTCGACGCGGCGCGCGGCCTGCTCGAGTGCGCGGCGGGACATCCCGAGACGTCGGGCGGCGACGTCCGGGTGGACTCCCGTGCGGTGCAGCCAGTCCAGGTCCTCCACGACGGCGTCGCGGTTGCGGTACCGCTTCGCCGGCGCGCGGCGCACCTCGAGGGGCTCCGTGTCCGGGTCGTCGATCGTGTCGTCATCCCAGGCGAGCGGTGGGGGCCAGCCCTTCCGCTCCGCGGCCTTGAGCGCGCGCACGGACCCCGACTTGAGGTACTGGTCCTCGGGGTCCGCCGGCTTGTCCCACAGTTCGTCGTACATGGCCCGCACGCGCTCCTCGGTGGACCGTTCGACGGTGGCGACACGGCCGGCCGCGATGAACATGAACGTGCGAGGGTTCGTGCCGCAGCGGGCCGCCTGCTGTGCGTACGTCCAGCCGATCGCGGTGAGGGCACGGATCCGGCGCATGGTCCCGGTGACGGGGACGACCCTCGAGTGGGGGTCGGCGGTCGGCTTGACCGCGAGGATCTTCTCCGCGTTCCGGCGCGTGATCCTCTCGCCAGTCCTGCCGACACGCCGCCCAGGGGAGAGGGTGTCGCGGATGACGGTCAGGGGCGCGCCGGACAGCTCGACCATCTGCCGCAGCGTCATGCCGCCGGCGCGGAGGGCCTCGAGGTGCTCGCGGACCGGGCCGGCGGGGACGTACCCGCGGTCCCAGCGTCCGTACGCGACCTCGCGGCGGCGCCGGTTGGACCGGATCCGGTTCTTCTCCCGGCACTTGGCGCACCGGCATCCGTCGTTCACGTACCGGTGGTTGGACCCGTGCGGGTGCTGTGGGTCGTGGTGGCATTCGGCGACGGTGCCCTCGGCGAGGACGCCGTGCTTGGCGCGCCGGTGGTAGGTCACGGCCGCGTTCCAGCGCCGCGGCACGGTGCTCTTGGGCGTGTACCCGCACTCGGGGCACGGTTCCATGTCACGTTCCTTCCTTTGGGTGGTTCGGGTGGGGGGACGAATCGGCCGACGATCTCGCCGCGGCGGATCCTCGGGGCGATCTGCCGGAAGTGGAGGATGTCGACGAAGTCGCCCTCGGTGGGTGGTGCCTCACCCTCGGGCAGCTCGACCCAGGCGGCGTACGGTTCCGGCGGCTTCACGCTGTGCTCTCCTTCGCGTTCTGACTGGCCTCGTGCATGCTGGCCGCGATGCGGAGCAGTCCGGGTCGATTGCCGTCCCACGTGAAGTAGCGGCGGCGGCGCTGGCCCTCGCCGGCCCAGACCACGATCACGGGGACCAGGTGGTAGCCCTGCCGGTGGAACGTGGCCCGCGCCCACCGGTCCAGGTCACGGACCGCGTGGGGGACGTCGTGGTCTTTGAGCCACTCGAGGGTCTCGACGGCGGCGGGGACATCCGCCGCCGTGGTGTAGACCTCGACGAGGACCGGGTCAGAAGGGGACATCGGGGTCCTCCACGATCTCGGCGCCCACGACGTCGTCGCGTGCCGCCTCGAGGGCGACCCGGGTGGCGAGGAACCTCTCGAGCACCCAAGCGTTCTCCTCGGTGTCCGGGAGGAGGTGCTCGCCGAGGACGTACTCGTGGCGGGCGCTGAGGTTGAACGCGACCAGGTAGGCGCTGTACTGGCAGATGGTCGCGAACCTGTGAGGCTCGGTCAGGTCCACGAGGACGTCGGCGAGTGTGCGCTTGCCGACGATGATCCCGTGATGGCGTTTGGCCGGCCGCGTCCTCCACACCTTGCGGTGCATGTTGCGGGGGAGCCGGTCAAAGTCGTAGCCGCGCCGCAGTACCGACGTCACGAGGACCTTCTCGCCGAGTTTGAAGCTACCCATCGGTGGCCCTCGCGGCGTCGGCCTCGAACAGCTGGATCAGGAGGTCCGCGTCGTCGGGGGTGAGATCGTGCGGGGCCTTCGCCTCGCCGAGCTTGTCCGCGATGGCGGTGGACTTGGCACGCGGCGTCTTGTGGCCGGCGGCGTTCATCGCGTCGACCAGCGTCCGGATCTGTGTCTCCGAGGCCCGCGGAGGGGCGTCCTGGGCCTCTGCGGGCAGCTCGCCGGTGTTCTCGTCCACGGGGGCCTCCTCGAGGGGCGCAGCGGGCTCCGGGGCGGGCGTGGGGGCGGAGAGGAGACGGGCCGCCGCGGTGTTCGCCTTCGGTGCCGGTGGCGCGGGCTTCGCCGGCGCCGGCTTCTCCCCGAGATCCTCGAGCTCGAGCTCCTCCACCGAGTACGGCATGCCGAGGAGGACGTCGGCGAACATGGTCCGGCACGCCTCGGCGAGGGCCTTCGCCGACAGCATCGCGATCGGGTCCGACTCGTACTTCTTGTTCGACGTGTACCCGGCCCGCCGCGCCCGCTCGATCGTCCAGGTGAACTCCTGCCACTCCGTGTCGCCGCGCCGCCGCGCCGCCCACGTGACCTGAGTGTCGTCGGCCGACACGCGGCGCGTCTCGTGGCCCTGGGCGAGCACGAGGGCGTTCATCGTCCGCGCGTACATCGACGGGGTGCCGTGCACCGGGAAGATGTTCTGCACCGACTGCATCGGGTCCAGCCCGACGGACTTGCCCGCTAGGATCACGGTGGCCGCGTCGTTCGCGATCTCCTCCGTGGTCTTGGGCGCGTTGTTCGACTTCACGAGGAGGCTCCGGGGCAGGAAACTCGAGTCGGCGAGCGCACGCCCGAGGGCGTGCGCGGCGTTGAGCTCCGCGGCCCACTCGGACAGCTGCACCACGGCGGACGTCTGGGGCAGGCCGGGCACGCCGGCGGGGGTGGCGGGGGTGAGGTCAGTAGACGTCATCGAGGGTCTCCTCCAGCTTGTACTCAGCCCATCGGGGAAGTCCGAGGGGCTCGGTGTCCGGGTAGCCAGGCCAGTAGTCGGCGGCCGTGCACTCCCGGTAGATCTGCTTCGCGCGGTCGTTCATCCGCCGCCCGTACTCGAGTGCGTCCGCGTCGAACTCGACCACGGACAGCAGGTGCGGCGGTGTCTTCTCGACCAGCAGGAGCAGGAACGGCAGCACCTCGCCCGTGGCGAGGCGCACACCCTCCTGGTAGTGCGGGGCCGACTGGAAGTAGCCGAAATCGAATGCGACCCGTGGGAAGTCCCGCGGGTCGGCCGAGCGTGCCGTCTTGAGGTCGACGATCACGTGCGGGTGCAGGGCGTCCGGGCGGCACTTGAGCATGAGGCCGTCCTCGTCCCAGATGATCGACTTCTCCGGCTCGTGGCCGGTGAACGCGGCACGGCCGCGCGGGTCGGCCATGACGGCGTCGCGCATGGCGACGACCTGCCGCCACTCGGCGCGCTTGAGCGGGATCTTCCCGGCCGCGCGGGCGGCGTCAGCCGGCTCGGTCCACACCTTGCCGCGCTTCTCAGCGACGTCGATGACCTCCACGCCGGACTCGTCCTGCTCGAGGATGAGGCTGTGCGCGATCGTGCCGAGGTCCAGGACATCGCTGGGTGCGGGCGGGTTGTCCCGCTCGTACTTCCACAGCGCCGGCGGTTTCGTGGCGAGGGCCTTGAGGGACGTCGACCCGAGGGCGACGTGCGCGTGGTACTCCCGGTTCGACAGGCGGGGCAGCACAGTCACCATGGGGGTCAGCCCTCCCCGCCGCGCATGAGGGGCCGCTCCCAGAGGATCCGGTCCTTGAGGGACGCGACGTAGAGCATGCCCGTCTCGGTCACGTCGTCGACGCCGGGCGTGCGGTAGACGATGATCTGCGACCGCCCCTCCGTGACCGACTGGACGCGGAGGACGCAGAGGGCGTCGACCACGACCTTGTCGTCAGGGACGGGCGGGCCGACGAACGTGACGCCGTCCAGGATGTTCCGCTTGGTCTGGTCTTCGCCCACGGTCAGGTCTCCTTGTCCTTCTTCTTCGGCTTGTCCCAGTCCGTCTGGTGGTAGGACCCGCCGCCGTAGAGCTCGTAGGTGGCACCGCATGGGCACTTCGCCCAGGTGCAGGTCGGGGAGGGGCAGTGCGGGGACGCGAACGCCTTCTTGGACTTGCCGCAGCGGGGGCAGGGCTTGTCCTCGTCGGCGCGCCGGATCTTGTCGCCGCTCATGGGGTCTCCTCAAGTTCGTCGGAGTGGAACCACTGGGTGATGCCGTGGTGATCGAGCTCGACCTTCACCCGGTCGAGGTGCACGTAGCCGCGCTTGACCTCGAGCACGGTCCCGGTCTCGTCGGTGTAGTCCGTCCGCGGGTTGCCGCCGGCGGCGCGGAGCGTCTGCGCCAGCCGGTCGACCGTGACCGTGACGCGCTGCTGGGGCCGGAATCTAGACATCCTGCTCGGACTCCGCGATGAGGATTGCGAGCTGCAGCTCCGTCAGAGCGCGCGCGCCCGACGACGACGTGAACCCGTACTGCCGGAAGTCCGGCGACGGGCCACGGAACATGGGCGCGTCGATCTGGAGCGGCTGCATCGCGATCCACGCGTTCGACCCATCGGGCCGGTAGAGGCGCCACTTGTGCCACCGGTGGGCGATGTCCACCTCGAGGCCGGGCAGCGGCGGCAGGGGCTCGAGCTCGGACTCCGAGCAGATCTGCTCGTTCGGGTCGACGTATCCGACGATGACGCCGACCTCGCGCTCGGTCGTGTCGCCGTCGTACTCGATGTGCACGTGCGCGCTCATGGCAGCTGCTCGCCGTCGTCGTCGGCGGTCTCGAGCATCTTCACGACCACGTCGCGGTCGGCGAGCCAGGCGAGGAATCCGGCGCCGAGGCAGACGGCCGCGGCGTCGATGAGGAACATCATGGACACGGGGTGTCTCCTTTGGGGGAACAGCAGAGGCCCCGAGGTGGGGGGAACCTCGGGGCCTCTGGGTCTGGGGGTGGGCGGGTCAGGTGTTCAGGTGGAGGTAACCGGCCTCGGCGGCGTGCGCCTCAACCTCCTCCGCCACCTCGGCGAACGCCGCGTCGCGGACCTTGTCCGCGTTCAGGAGCTTCACGCCGAGGGTGAGGCGCTGGCCCTGCAGCCGGTAGCGGAACGCGGCCTCCACCTTGTACGCCGGATGTCCGACGAACGGGGCGAGGGCGAGGGTGAGGGTCGCGGGGATGGACAGCTGGCCGGCGGAGCCCGCCGTCGCCGTCGTGTCCTCCCGGTACCCGAACTGGACATTGCCGTCGGAGAGCCGCTTCGCGGACTCGAACGTCACGCCCCGAGCCACCTGGAGGGACTGGGCGACCTCGAGCAGGACCGTCGGGTCCGGGTCGGCGACCTCGAGGGCGTGGTCCTCGACGAACTCGGCGAACCGCTCCTGGTCCATGAGGCCGTTCGAGATCGCCGTCCACGCCTTCCATTCCGGCGACGGCCGGAGCTGGAGGCGCACCACGTGGTCCGCCCTGCCGTGCTCGTCACGGCCCCCGGCGTTGACGACGGCGCTGAACGTGCCGACATCCTTGCTCGCGGAGATCTCCGTCTCGCCCGCGACCCCGTGCTTCTCGAGGTACGCGCGGAACGATGGGAAGTCGGCCACGGTGTGGTCCGTCGGATGCCGGTGGCGGGGCCGCTCGGCGTAGTCGTCCGTGCTGAGGATCCGGACTCCGCCGTCGCCGTTTGCGACCGCATAGAGCTTGCCCGGCTCGAGGGGCCAGGGCTCGGCCGCGGCCTGGGCGATGAGGGCGATGGAATCGGCCTCGGTGGTGTTGTTGCCTTCGAGGGTCATCTACTGGACCTCTTTCAGGGGCTTGGGGCTCGCCGGCGCGGAGACGTCGCGGAGGCCCTCAAGTTCAGGTTGCATGGGGTTGGACCGGGTGAGGTTGCCGGCGTGGTCCGTGAAGTAGATCCGCTCGCCGCGGTCGAACGCGGGGGCCTTCACGGTGACGTTGTCCGAGACGCGGAGGATGTCCGGGGTCTTCTTGTCCGCCGAGATCTTGATGGTGAGGGTGATCGTGCCCGCCTTGCCCGTCTCCCGGACGGCCGCGGTGAGCTCGTGCAGGCCCTCGGTCAGCTCGTCGTGCGCGCGGGTCTGCTGGGTGAGGAAATCGGCGAACGGCCTCGCGTGCTGCTCGTCGTCGGGGTCCGGTTTCATGCTGCTCCTTCGGGTTGGGGGGTGGGGAGGGGTTTCCGTGCGGGGCGCAGGTCGGTTCATGGCAGTGGGAGAGTGAACCCGGTGTAGAGCCCACCGAACCGCCTTCGACGCTATGCACCGTGTCCAGATGGCTACCGGGACGCCGTTGACGCCCCGCACGGAAGCTTTCAGAGCTCGGAGCGGGCGACGGCGAAATAGAGGGTGATCCGGACGGAGACCATGTCGCCGTCGTCCTCCTGGAGGATGAGGGATGCCGGCACCTTCTCGGTGAGCTCGGCCGCGATGCGCTTCACCTCGGCGAGGTCGGTCACGTAGCCCTCATGGTCCGCCGGCCGGTTCTCGAGCCGCGAGATCATGGTGGCGAGCGCGGCGGTGGTCACGACGCGGCCTCGAGGTTGCGGATGGCCTGCTCGGCGGTGGGGTCCGGGATGTTGAAGACGCGCCAGAGATCCTCGTCGTACGTGCGGGCCTGCTCCTTCGCCAGACGCCACGCGAGGCGCTTGATCTTGGACGGCCCCGGCACGTCGCGGCCCTGCCGGATGAAGAACGCGCGGTGCTCGTGGACGAACCGCTCGATGCGCTTCTCGTACCCGGTGAGGGTGAGGACGCGGCGGTCGTCGGGGCCCTCGCCGACGGCGAACGTGACGGTCGGGTAGTCGATGGTGATGGTGGTTTCGGACATGGCTGTGCCTTTGCTCTCTGCGTCCGTGGCGAACCTCGGAACGGGGGGTGGGGTTGGGTTCCCCCGCGCCGTCGACTGGGGGGAATGCAGCGGCGCGGGGGAAGTCTCAGGAGCCTTGTGGCTCTTGGGGGAGACGGTCGACCCAGGCGTCCAGCTCTGAGGCTGGGATGAGGGGCTTGCGACCGTAGTAGCGGGGGATGATGTCCCCCTTGGCGATGATGTACTGCAGGGCGCGAATGCTGATGCTGAGGCTCTCGGCGGCGGCCTCGAGGGTGTAGACGCGCTTGCTGTCCGGATGGGTCTTGGCGGCCATTGTCAGTGGACCAGCTCGTCAAGATCGAGGTCGAGGAACAGTGCGAGGCGGATGACCTCGCGGAGGCCGAAGTCGCCGCCGGCCATCTTGAGCTCGAACGTGTTGCGGGACATGCCTACTGCGGTGTAGACGGCCTTGCGGGTGAGCCCCTTCGCCTTGATGCGATCCTCGAACTTACGCTTGATCCGAGACTCGACATCTTCGGTGCTCGTTGTATTCATAGTCACACTCTATGTGCGCTTTTCCGCACACGTCAAGACAGGTGAGAGGTGCAGTTTCGGTAACATGGTGTGTGAAAACCTATTGTGTTTCATCCATACGATGGAGTAACTTAGCAGCCATGACTCAGCAGCAGCAGCCCGACGAGGCCGCGATCTACCGAGCCGTATGCAAGGAGCTGATCCTCCTCATGGCGGACCGCGAGGTCACCCAGGAGCAGGTAGCCTCCGCCGTCGGTGTTCGACGCGAGGCGTTCAACGGCTACCTGAACGGGACCACTCAGAAGGGCATGCCGTTCCGCACCCTAGTCGCGGCCGTCGCCTTCCTCGGCGACGACCTCGGCGTCTTCATGGAGAGAGCAGTCGCGCGAGCTCGCAGAACAGCTGAGTGAGGGGCACCCCGACCAGGGTGGCCCATGCGATGATCTCCGGCACCGTGCGCTCCTCGAGCTCATCCGGCGCCTGAACTACGTCTCCGCCCACACTCAATGCACTCATCTTGGGCAACCCCCCAATCCATTCCAGCGCCGCACAGCGAACCGCGTCTGGACCCCCGGTTTTGGTCGGACCAGCCCGCACCACGGATCTCGATGCGGGCCCTTCGTTGGAGCATCCGAGGGGGGCTCCAACGGCTTGAATATTAGGCATCCTAGAGGCTTGTTGACCAGAGGCTTCCGGCTAACGATCGGCTGTCTTTTGGCTGTCTATTTGCTGGATGCGCCGAGCAGCTCGCTCATGCTATGCATGGCCGCCTCGAGCTCCGGCAGGTTCCGCCGCGTCTTGTACTCGAGGGTCTGCTGGAGGGTCGCGTGGCCGACGATCTCCTGCACCACGTGCGGCGGCACGCCGGCCGCGAGGAGCAGGTCGACGGTCGTGTGGCGGGCACCGTGCAGCACGACGTCCTTCGGGAGGCCGGCCTCCTCGAGGAGGTCGTTCCAGCGGCGCGTGGCCGCGTCCGGGTGGATGGGGGACCCGTCGGGCTCTGTGAACACCAGTCCGGGTTCGCGGCCCTCCATGTGGAGGGCGAGGATCGACCGGAGCGGCTCAACCAGGGGGATGATCCGCCACGACGTCTTGGACTTGGGCCGCTTGAAGTAGAGGTTGCCGGCGATGTGCCGGTGCTCGTGGCCCTTCGGGGCGTCGTCGATGTTGGAGATTCGGGCGAGCTGCCAGGACAGGTCGAGGTACTCGCCCACCCGGTCGGTCTCGAGGCCGATGATCTCGCCGCGGCGCGCGCCGGTGAGGACGACCGTGGCCCACAGGGCGCGGTCCTCGCGCGTGGCGAGGTGGGCGAGGAGCCGGATGGACTCGGCCGTGGTGAGGGCCTTCCGCGCCTTCCGGGGAGCCTCGGCGGGCGTGTCCATCCGTTCCATGGGGTTCTGGGCGTGCCGGATCTTCTGGTCCCGCACAGCGTCGCTCATGGCCTTCTTGAGCGTGATGTGGACCTGCCGCACCAGCCCGACGGATCCGGACTCGTCGAGGATGTGGCCGTGGAGCCGGCGGATGTGCGCCGGCGTGAGCTTCGTGAGGGGCTTGTTGCCGAGGACGGGCTTGATCCACTTCTCGATGTGGCCGCGCTTGTTCGCGATCGTCCCAGGCTCGTTGCGGCGTTCCTTCGTCATGATCTCGACCAGCCAGTAGTCCAGCCAGTCGCCGAGGGTGATGGACCCGGTGATGATGTCGCCGTGCTCGGCGAGCTCGTGGTTCAGGTCGCGGAGGGCCTCGAGCACCTTGGGCTTGGACTTGCGGCAGATGACCTTGCGCCGGCGCTTGCCGTCATCGCCCGGGGGGAGCTCCACGGCGACGCACCAGAGCCCGTCGCCGCGCTGGTAGACCGATCCTTCGCCCTTGCCTCTCATCATGCCCTCACTGTAGCCGATACTGTAGCCATGCATGTGCCAGCATGTGCCTGCATGTGCACTCTACAGGTGGCCGAAGATCCCTGATTCCACGCGGTTTTCGGGGGGTTTCAGCGGTTTCGGCGGCACCCGTGAGTCATTGTCACAGTATTACCTTAGAACGCACGGTCGGCAGCAATGGCGCGGCTTGACGCCTTCCACTGTAGCCGACGGTGTAGCCGATGGGAATGGGGGCTTGACGGCAGATGTGGGTGCGCTCACTATTGGGTGCACCCCCGAATAATCCATCCACTGGAGAAACCACCGTGTCTAGACCTCTCGCCGCCGTTGCGGCCGCCGCGATGCTCGCCCTCGCCGGGTGCTCCGCCGCGACCCCTGCCGCACAGACTACAGCCGCGCCGGCCCCCGCCGCCGCGCCCTCGAGCGCCGCCCCCGCGCCGACGCCGACCACCCCCACCGCCGCCCCGCTCGGCAGCACGGTCACTACCAAAGCCGGCCTCGCGCTCACCGTCACCCTCGTCGGGCCCATGCCGGCCAAGGGCTTCATCGCCCCGTTCGGCGACACCGGCGCACACTTCTCCGGCCGCACGGCCGTCTTCAAGACGACCCTCCACAACGGCACCACGGCCCCGATCGACGCGTCCATGTTCGCCGCCGGCCAGCCCATCGTCCTCGCCGGCTCCGACGGGTCCCAGGTGCCGTCCAACTCCTGGGACGCCCGCCCGCTCGCAATGGTGAACTGGCCCTCCGTCCAGCCCGGCCAGACCTACAGCTGGGAGTGGGGCGTAGACGACGGCAAGGGGATCTCCGGCGCGACCGTCCAGTACAACGTGACCCTGCCCGAGTACCAGGGCGGCAGCACCACTATGCAGTGGACCGGCAACGTCCCGTGACCTGAACCCAGACACGACGAAACGCCCCCCACCGGTGAAGGTGGGGGGCGTTTCGTTCGTGGTTCAGGTTTTCAGCGGCCGATGGTCGGACCGCCGCTCTTGATGAGCTCGGCGACGTGGGCGGCGATCCGCCGGATGTCCTCATTCGTGTAGGCGACACCGCCCACGACCGGCGCCGCCGGCGCGGGGGCAGGAGCCGGCGCAGGAGTAGGCGCGGGAGCAGGCACGACGACAGCACGGCGGAGACGGCCGAGAACAGCGGACGCGGCACCGGTGGGCTTCCAGAGGCCGAAGTGGGCCCCCACAGACACGATGAATCCGGCGAGCGCCTGCAGCGACGCGGCGACGATGTCGAACGGCTGGCCCGACGCGTGCGCGGACAGCGCATTCGACGCGACCGACACGACGACCGTGAGGCCGGCGAGGAGCACCGCCTGCACGTCCGGCGCGGTGACCTTCGTGGTCACGAGGCCGACGAGGAGCGGGAGGACGAACTGCACGACGAACCCGAGGAGGATCCAGATGTCGGCGTGGATAACCATGAGGCGTTCCTTTGCTAGGTAGGTGCTGCTACTTCATGAGGATGGTGCCGGCGCGGATGATCGGCGTGCGCCCCGTCGAGGGGTCGGTCGCCTTCACATACACGTCGTAGGTGCCGGCGGCGAGCGCCGAAATGTCGACGGCCGGGTACCCGTCCGCGACCGTCGTCGGCGTGAACGTCTCCGGCGCGTCGCCCACGGGGACGACGGCGGCCATGACGCCGTCCGTGACCGCCTGGTACGGGGCCGCGCCCGGCCCGCGCTTCGTGACCGACACGTAGACGTACTCGCCGGTTCCGACCGGGTAGGTATTCACATGAGATCCGCCTTCCAGGGGGTCGGTTCAGGTGCCGCCGCCCATGGGCGGGGCAGGACATCGGAGTCCCACGGGGACGGCAGGGCCGTGCCCGCCCACGGGGACGCCGCGACGGTTCCCGCCCAGGGGCTCGAGAGGATCGTCGCGGCGTAGTCCCAGAACGGGGCGTGGTCGACTGCGCCCGTCGCCGAGAGCACGCCGGTCCCGCCCAGGAGGGCATATGCCGCTAGGTACGGGACCACGGCCGCGGACAGGGTGCCCACGCCGCTGAGCGCCGCCGTCACCACTACGACCGCGGCGGCGGACGCGGACAGGGTGCCGGACCCGCCGAGCCTGGCCGTGTCCGAGTCGGACTGCGCCGCCGAGGCGGTCAGCGAACCCGAACCGGCGAGCGCCGCGGAGGCGGAGCCCACGCTCTGGGCCGACGCGGTGAGCTGGCCGGAGCCGGCGAGCGCCGCCGTCGACGAGACCGCCGGTGGCCCGGACGCCGCGAGGGTGCCCTTGCCGGCCAGCGCCGCCGCCCCCGAGGAAACCGGAGACGCCGACGCGGTGAGGGCCCCAGCGCCCCCCAGAGACGCTGGGGACGACAGTGCGGGTGATTGGCCCGCCGTGAGTGCTCCGGCCCCGCCGAGCGCCGCCGGCGCGCCCGTGGTGGGCGATCCCGCCGACGCCGTCAGGGCGCCGGAGCCGCCGAGGGCCGCGGGGCCCGAGGCGTTGCCGCCGGCCGACACCGACAGTGCGCCGGCACCCGCGAGGGCGGCAGACGTTCCCGCCTGCACGGTCTGCGCCGCGGTGAGCGCGCCGTGTCCCGTGAGTGCCGCCGCCCCCGCCGCCTGGGCCGTGGCCGGGGCGGTGAGGGCCCCCGCGCCGGAGAGGACCGCGCCGCCGGCGACCGCCGGCGCGCCCGTCGCGGTGAGTGCGCCCGCGCCGGCCAGTGCAGCGGTGGCCGAGGAGCTCGGCGCGGCGGACGCGGACAGGGTGCCGGACCCGGCGAGGGATGCCGTGCCACCGCCGGACGTCGAGCCCGAGGCCGTCAGAGCCCCGCTGCCGCCCAGGGACGCCGCGGTGGATACGTTGGCCGTCCCCGTCGCCGACAGGCTGCCAGCGCCGCCGAGGACCGCCGACAGGGGCACATTCGGCTTCGCGCTCGCGGTGAGCGCCCCCGCGCCGGACAGCGTCGCCGACGTCGACCACTTCGGGGCCGCGCCGGCGGTGAGCGCACCCGACCCGCCGAGGGCGGCGGTCGCGGACTCGGCCGGCTTGCCGGACGCCGTGAGGATGCCGGTGCCGCCGAGGCTGGCCGACGCCGTGACAGCACCGCTGGCCGACAGTGCGCCGGAGCCGCCCATCGCTGCCGTGCCCGTGACGTTCGGCGCGCCCGCGGTGGCCGCGAGCGCTCCGTGGCCGCTGAGTGCCGCTGAGGTGCCCGTGCCGGGCGTCCCCACGGCACCGAGCGTGCCCGAGCCCCCGAGGACGGCTGTGGCCGCGCTCGCGGGCGATCCCGCCGCGGCGAGTGCGCCGGAGCCGCCCATGGCCGCGACGAGCGGAACGTCAGGGACCGCGGAGGTAGTCAGTGCGCCCGCGCCGGTGAGGGTGGCGGTGTCCGAGTAGGAGACCGAGGCGAGCGCTTGGATCTCCAGTGCGAGGAGCGTGTACTTCTGGCTGGTGGGCTTCGTGACGCCGAACGTCTGCGAGCCCGCCGTCGGGGCGTCCTGGTAGGCGTAGTAGGCGGTGTAGGCGCCGGAGGTGAAGGGGTCCGATTCGAGGGTGGCGGAGGACGCGAGCGTGTAGGTGGTGCCCGGGTTGTTCGCGTTCCAGTCGCCGTCGCACCACGTGACGGCGGAGCCGTTCGCGGCGGTGGTGATGGTGCCGGTGGCGGTGCCGGAGCCGAGCTTCTTCGCGGAGACCGGCGTGGCCGCGAGCTGGCACTGGGTCCCGTCCCAGACCTCCAGCTCGTAGGACCAGTGGTTGGCGCCGTCGTTGGAGTGGACCGTGACCGTGCATGCGGTCCCACCGGAGGTGACGGTGCCGGTCCAGAGCCATGCGCCCACGTTCGAGGACGTGGTGCTGGACTGCTGGAGGGTCCACGTGATCGTGTTGAACGTGGCCGTGGGGTTGCTGAGGACGCACGACGAGTCCTCGGAGACGGCCTTGATGACGATGATGTCGCCCGTGTTCGGCGTGAACGACGGCGAGACGAGCGAGGTCGCCCCGGCCGTCGTGACGACCGAGTAGGCGCTGGAGGGGGTCAGAGCCACGTCCTACTCCCTCCCACTTCATTCCCCCGCGGTGATCTGGAGGACGTCCAACTGGTCGACCGTCGCCAGCCCATTGCGCGAGAGCACCTTGGCCGAGACCGTGGAGGACCCGACCGGGACGGCGTATGCGTTGGCCGACCCGTTCGGGGTCCCGTCCTTGCCCAGCCCGATGTAGACGTGCCCGAGGAGGCACCCCGACGCGCGCGTCACAGTGGCGTTCTGCAATGCGCGCGTCGAGGCGTTCCATGGGATCGAGATGGTGAGCGGGAGCCCGTTCACGTCGTTGGCCGCCCATGTCCACGGGTTCGTCGGGACGTTGGGGGCGAGCATCGCGTCAGCTCTGGGTGTAGGTCGGCGTGATGGTGTACGTGCCCTGGGAGGCGAACGTCTGCGAGGTGATGTCACAGCCGTTCTGGTAGGTGCCCGCCGAGGCGAGGTCGAACGTGCCGAAGCCAACGACGGTCGTCGAGGCGGGGACGTTGAACGCCATCGCCGTAGCCGTGACCGCGCCAGCGGAGGCTGCGCCCCACGACGCGAGGATGCGGGCATAGGCCGGGGAACCGCTGGTGACCTCCGTGCCGAAGGCCGAGTTGGACGGGGCCGTGGTGCAGAGGGCCCCGTACTTCATCTGGTTCGTGCCAGCGCTCGTGGCGACGGCATTCTTGAATGCGGTGGACTCGTAGCTTGCCACATGCCTGCCTTACTGGCGCGCGAGGTGCGCCGGGTAGTGGGTTTCGCCCTCGTCCCCACCGGGGCCGGGGTTGTGGCCGGCCTCATGGTCGACGACCACGGACTGCCACCGCTTCTTCGCGTCCTCCACGTACGCCTCGAGGATCTCGAGGGGCACGTAGTCGACGGCCTCATGCTTGGCCGGCGTACCGTCCGGGAGGGCCACGTAGTTGACCATCGTGACCTTGCGCTTCTCGATCATGGGGAGCCTCCTTACGGCTTCTGGAGCTGCTGGGCGAGGGCCTGGATCTGGGCGGCGGGGAGGTCGGCCTTGAGCCGGTCCGCGAGCGCCTGGATCTGGGTATCGGTCACGGTGAGGGCGATGCCCTTGACCGCGGCGTCGGTGTGGGCGTTCACGGCGCCGGCAACAGTACCGGTGGCGTTGAGGCCCTTCTGGAAGTTCGAGTCCGAGTAGCCGAGGAACACGGCGAGGCTGGTGCTCTGCCGTCCGCCGGCGGGCTGCGGCTTCCCGTCGTAGCCGTACCAGTCGACCCCCTGGGTGAGGATCTTCTGGGCTGTCGCTGCCGCGACCGCGTTGATGTCGTCTGGGCTGAGTGCCACGTCGGCACCTCCTGGGGTTCCGTATGCCTTGAATGTGGAGGCGTCGCCGTTGAGGACGTCCGAGTCCCCGCCGGAGACGTTCTTGTCGGAGTTCTGCCAGATGACGCAGAACGGCCACGGCGACGGGTCGCCGAACCCGACGGCGTTGTACGCTGCGCCCCAGAGGCCGCAGTTGTAGTCGACGAGCGGCTGCCAGTTGTAGGCCGCGTTCTTCACGTGCTGCCAGTCGGTGTAGATGAGCACCTTGAGACCGGACAGCTGGAAGATGACCTCGGCGAAGGCGAGGGCCCAGCCGACGGGGTCGACGGTGTTCGTGAAGAACGAGCCCTCGATGTCGAGCGCGAGGGGCTCGCCGGGGCGCCACTTCGTCTTCACGATCGACCAGAAATACTGGGCCTCGGCGGTGGCCGTGTTCAGGCCGTTGGCGAAGTGGTAGTGCCCGACGAGTGCGCCGGCGGCACGGCACCAGTCAACCTGGGCCGCCCAGTTCGCGTTCGGCGCGCCGACGCCCTCGGACGCCTTGACGATGCTGAACGCGTCCCCCGTGAGGGGCGGGTTGGCCGGCTGCCAGCCGGAGACGTCCGTCCCGTTCATCGCGTGGGCGATGATCTCGTGGAACGCCTTGTCGACGGTCTCCGGGGTCCAGCCGATGACCTCGCGGCCGAGGAGTCCTGTGGTCACGGCAGGCTCCTTTCATGTGTGGCGCGGCGGATGGCGGCGTGACGCCGGATCGCCGCGCGGGTGGTCACGGCGCTCACAGCCAGTGAGACGCCGAGGAGGATGGACAGCGCGCCCTGCGCGAGCGCCGCCGCCGTCGAATCGATGACGCCGACGGCGGCGGCGATCGCGACGGCGCCCGAGAGGGTCGCCGTCGCGATGTACGGGTTCGCCCGCACCGCCTCGAGGAGCCGGGTCAATCGTTCACCCCGCGCATGATGGGCTGGACGACGTCACCGCCGAGCTGGAGGAGCTGGGTCAGGGACGCCCAGGTCAGCCACGCGTGGCCGCCGTCGCCCCACTCCGTGCCCCATGAGTTCCGCACGAGGACGGCCTGCCGGTGGATGTCGTTGCCGATGACCGCGACCTGGTGGCCGCCGGCGAGGCCCGAGTTCGGGTCCACGACGATCGTGTTCGACTTGTCCGGCGTGAACATGGACTCGAACCAGTGCACCCCGATCGAGATAGGGCCCCGGTTCAGGAGCCCGAGGGCGATGTGCGTGGAGCGGGTGTGCACGTAGTCGTCGACCCAGCCCCACTGCTCGAGCGCCCGCATGGACCAGGGGCCCGTGGAGCCGGTGTCCTGCGGAGGGTACTCGCCGGGGATCTGGGAATCGTCGAGCTTCGTCTCCGCGGTGTAGAGCCGCACAGCGACGTCCTCGGTGAGCGGGTCGCGGCCGGGCTCCCAGAACGGCTCGCACGCGAGGACGCCGAGCGCGGCGTTCGCGGTGCACGATCCGAGGTTGCCCTGGTTGAACACGCCATCATGCTCGGCGTGCGTGACCGTCTTGAGCTTCGTGAAGAACGCGCCGAGGTGGCAGGCGTCCTTGTCCTCGGGGAACGCGTCCGGGACCTCGTGCCGGCCGAGCCGGTACGGGTTGCCGGGCTTCTCGGGCAGGATTCGGAACTGTCGGGTCACATGCCTCCAGTGGAGTCGTCGGTGATCTGGGTGTGGATGTCCTCGACCTTGGCGTGAATGTCGTGGACCTTCCCGTGGAGCTCGTGGACCTTGTCCACGGTGGCCTGCTGCCGGCGGAGCGCGAGGTTCGCGACGTAGACCGACAGCGGGCAGAACACAAGCTGGGCGGCGTTGGACCAATAGAGCATCCGCGCGAGCGCGTCGTCGGGCACGAAAACGCCGATGATGCTGTACCCGGCGAACAGCCAGATCGTGAGGCCGGCCCCGTAGACGGCCGCGAGCCGCACGGCCGCCCAGTCGTTCGCGGCGCGGAGCCGCTCGAGGAGCCTCACGGCCGCACCATGAGGACGACCTGGACCACTCCGACGGCGAGGAGCGCGAGGGTGAGGGCCAGGGGCACCGCCCACCGGCGCCACTCGGTGCGGTCCGTGTCCCGCTGTATGTGCAGCTCGGCGTGCTTCTCGAGACCGTCCGTGCGCTCCGACTCGCGCTCGATGCGCTCCGACTCACGCTCAACCCGGGCGCGGAGCTCGGCGAGGTCGTCCTTCGTCGCCTTCGTCTCGAGCCGCTCGGCGAGCGCGGAGACCTCAGCCCGGTCCGCTTTCCCCTCGAGCCGGCCGGTGAGGGTGTCGATCTTCCCCTCGACCCGTGTGAGCCACTGCTGGAACAGCTGGAAGATGGCCGCCGCTGCTGCGTTCGGATCCGGGGGCGGGACCGGCCCCTCGGGACTCACGCCGCCGCTCCTGCCGCCATCTGCGTGCGCGCCTTCTCGTGCTCGAGGGCGAGCACGATTGCGGCGTCCGCGGCCTCACGGGTGTTCTCCACGATGGTGAGCTCGTTGTCCTGCTTCGTCTCCGCGGACACGGACCAGTTCGTCGACCCCGTCAGGAGGAACCGGAGGTCCACGATGAGGCACTTCCGGTGCATGATCGCGGAGTGCTCGGACGTGCCGACTGCCACCGAGTTCGAGTCGAGCATGCCCCACTTCTCGAGCATGGCCTTCTCCGTGCGGCCGCCGGCCTGGGACTTGTCGAGCGTGATCTGGCAGTGGATGTCCGGATCCTTGAGCTTCGCGGTGACGGCCTCCGCGAGGGCATCGTCGGTGAACCCGTACATGGCGAGGACGAGCTGCCGCTGCGCGCCCTGCACGGCCGCGAGGAGTGCCCCGTGGTCGTCGTCGTACGGGGCCCAGAGGCGGCGCCGGTCTGCCGGGTGGTCGGGGGCGAGCGGCCCCCACCGGGTGTTCCGGAACTGGTCGAAGTCTGCAATCTGCACATGCCTCCTGTTCTTATCCAGCGCCGAGGTACGTGGCGGCGAGCGCCGTGTGCCCGAAGCTGGGATCGGTGCCGAGAGTCGCGCCGGTGGACTGCCACACAAACGCCTGGAGGACGTCGCCGACCCCGAGGCGGTAGATCGAGCTCACATTGAGCGCCTGCCCGCCGGCGAGGCCCGAGTTGGCCGAGCAGATGCGGGTGCCGGTGCCGTTGAGGCCGACGAACAGGTTCCGTTCCGCCGTCGACGATGTGCTCGCGAACCGGCAGTACGCCTCGACTATCCAGATCCCGGTCCGGTTGATGAGGAGCCAGTCGTTGGTCGGGTCGGCGATCGCGCCGCCCGAGGTGTCGAAGGCGACGATGTTGAACCCGAGCTGCGTCGTCGACGAGCTCGAGATCGACGCGACCGCGTCACACTCGAGCCGCGCCGCCGTGATCGGGTTCTGGAGCTGGGCGAGGACCGCCGCGTCGAGTAGTGCACCCACCATGGCCCCCTAGATGACCTGCAGCATCCGGCCGTAGCCGGAGTAGGCGATGCGGTGCACCGTGCGGGCACCCTGGATCATTTCGTACGTGCCGACGAGGTGGCCGGCGGCGTCGTTCTCGAGCTCGCACCACGCCGTCGGGCCCTCGCGCACGTTCCGCACCGGTGGGGCGTCGCCCTGGTAGATGCCGGCGATGAGCTGCACGCCCGAGTGCGCCGTCCACGCCGTCCCGTTGGTCGACGTCTGGAGGGTTCCGAGCCCGGAGCCGCCCTGCGGGGCGACGAGCGTGTTCCCAGAGGTGCCGCCGGCCTGCAGGACGAGGTGGTAGATGCCGGACATCGACAGCCCGGACGCCTGCAGCGGGAGGGACACCATGCGGGACCGACCGGTGGGGAGGAACTGGGCCGGGATGGTGACCTGGGAGAGGATCGTCGCCGACGGCACGCCCGAGGAGTCCGGCCGGAGCGTCGCCGTGATGTCCGCGCCGGTGCCGAGGCACTGGAGGGCGATCTCGATGCGGTCGATCGTGTCCAGGTGCGCCGGCATGGTGAACGGCTGGTCGAGCCACTGCCCGTTCAGGGACCATGTCGTGCCCGGCGACGCCGACGCGCCGGCGAGGCCGACCTGCAGCGCCCCAGTGTTGATGATCGACTGCGCGTGCAGCCCGAGGGACTGGTTGATCTGCCCAGACTGGGCGACCTGCGTGCCGCCGGAGATCGCGGCGAGGTACGTCGGCGCGTTCGACGTGAACCGGGCCGCCTGGTAGTGCGCGAGCACCTTCGCCGCGGTCAGCGCGTAGTTGTAGACCGCGACCTCGTCGATCATGCCGTTCCACATGTTCGACCCGCCGTTGTTCGACGCGATGCGGAACCCGTTGCCCGTGGTCGACACCGACTGCGTCGACGCCGCGGAGCCCACCGACTGCCCGTTCATGTAGAGCGTCATGGTGGCCCCGTCGTACGTGCCCACGAGGTGCACCCACTGGCCGAGAGGCATGGTGTTCACGGCCGTCGACGGGCCCTGGTATGTGCCGTTGAGGATCCGGAAAAACTCGATGAGGCCGTTGTTCTGGATCGAGAGGCCCCAGCCCTGGTCGCCCGAGCCGTTCGACCAGTAGTTGCCGGCGATGAACGCCACGAGATTCGACCCGAACGCCTGCAGCTGCACCCACGCCTCGATCGAGAACGCGGACGTGCCCCCCATGATGTAGGTGTTGCCCATGCCCACGTAGCCGGTGCCGTTGAAGTAGACGCACGTGTCGTTGTCGCCCTGCACGGCGCCCGGCACGCCGAGGATCGACCCGCCGTTGTAGGTGCCCGTGACGGTGCCGACGGCGTCCGCCGCGGAGGAGCCCGTCGTGAGCTCGCCGAGGCGCCAGTAAGACGCCGGGGTGTCGCCCTTGATGACCTGGGCGTAGCCGACTGCCATGGTGGCTCCTATCCGTTGACGAGGGTGAAGATGGCCTGCATGGTCATGGTCTGCGTGTTCGTTTTTGTGACCGGCGGCGCGATGAGGACGTGGTCTAGGAGGATCCCCGCGTCCGTGTCCACCGACGCGCCCCCGAACACGCCGGCCTCGGCGATCGTGCCGACCGCCTGGGATGAGCCGAAGAAGAACGACCACGTCAGCTGGCCGTTCGCCGCCGCCGAGCCGGACACGACGTTCCGGTCCAGCTCGGCGCCCAGTGTCGTGTCCGTCGTCGCCGGCGCCGTCGTGCCCGTCCCCACGGCCCCGTACAGGGGCGAGAGCAGGTACGGGGAGTCGACGCCCATGTTCGGGGCCTGGTCCGTGATGCCCGACCAGTTCAGCGCCGACGCGAACGCCGTGAGGCCCGCCGAGGTGATGAGGTTGTGGCACTCGCGCCGGTCGACGAGCTCGCCGGCCTCATCGCGCACCTCGAGGGTGATGATGCCGATGAGGCCGGCCGTGTCGCTCACTACTGCCATGGCAGGGTCCCCCAATACGCGCCGGCGGCGTCCCACTTGAATGACGTCGCGCCGGTCGCGACGGTCGTGGAATCGTTGAACCCGAGCGCCTCGGAGTCCACCACGAGGACGTTCACCTCGTAGGGGACATCCGAGGACGTCGCCCCCGAGTCCTGGTTCAGCTGCCCGAGGATGTCCTGGAGCGTGAACGCCCGGTTGCCGCCGGCCATGTCAGATCCTCACTGCCGTGATGGTCAGGTATCGGTAGCCGCCGGCGGTGCCGTTGGCCCGTAGCTGGATGATGAGGAACGCGTCGTCGATGCCCGCCGCGTACCCTCTCAGCTGGTCCGGGGTCGTCGCGGACTGGAAGACCACGGACTGGCCGACGGACACCCAGCCGGCCCACGCCTCGGAGGTCCGGAACGTGGCCCGTTCCTGCGGGAGCCCGTACTCCGCGGTCTCCCGCTGCCCACGCGCCTGCGCGGAGGCGAGGTCGGTCAGCGTCTCGTCGACGACGACCGAGTCCCAGTAGCCGCCGTTCGGGCCCGGCGACGCCGCGATGCCCTCCGGTGACTGCACCACGGCGATGACCGGGAGCACGTAGTTGTACGTGATCTCGATGACCGCCCCAGAGGCCGGCGGTGCCGCCCCCGGCTGCACGGAGAGGGACCAGACGCCCGGTGCGCCCTGCGTGAGGATCCAGGGCGTCGTTGCGCCGCTCTGGGAGCTCGAGGGGTACTGGGTGCCGTTCACGACCACGGCTGCGTACTCGGGGTTCGTCTGGTACGGGTAGGAGAGCCGCCACGCGCGCGTGGTGCCGTCGCCGAGGAACTGCTCCGTGAACCGCCGTGTGATGCTCGAGCCCTGCACGAGGACCCTTGTCTTGAGCGTCGTCGCGTCCCATTCGTAGTACGTCTGGGAGTCCGTGGTGTAGTGCCCCGTGATGGTCGTGGCCGGCCCGGACACCTGATCCGTGAACGTCACCCCGGAGGGTTCGGCCATGGTCTGCAGGTCCGACCCGAAGTGGAGGTCGAGGCCGCCGTCGACCCACCACCCGAACGTCGACGTCGTCGACGCCAGCTGGCAGAGCTTCTGGAGCGCCTGGGTGACGCTCATGTTCTGCCCCTGGAACCGGGCGATGACCGGGCCCGCCTGGACGTGGTTCGACGTCACCCCGCACGCGGCCTGCTTGAGGAGGTCGCGCGCGATCGCGTCCGCCGTCCAGTTCGTGTAGTCGAACGTGAGCGTGCGGGCGTTCAGGTAGGCGGTGCCGGAGGCTGTGCACGACAGCATCCACGTGCAGAGGTTCGGGGACTCGACGATGCGCCGAGGCTTCGGGACCAGGCCCCCGAAAAGGATCTGCCCGAGGTTGAGGTCGCGGAGCTCCACCGTTGCGTTCGCCGGCACGGCAAAGTTCGGCGTGCTCGCGTACTCGTCGGTGAGGTAGATCGTCCCCGTGTCGCCCTGCCGGCCCCAATCCTGGGAGATATACCAGTTCTCCTGGTCCATGTTCAGGGTCCGGTCGACCCCGTTGATGAGGAGCTTGAGCCGTGGCGTCTGCGTCGCCGCCCACGAGGCGGAGAACGCCACGGGGGAGGACGTCGCGGTGATCCCGTTCACGTCCGTCACGGTCACCTGGACCCTGTAGGCGTGGCCCGTCTGGAGGGTCCCGTATGGGAGGGACCAGGCGGTCCGGTTCCCCAGCACAGTGCCGGAGTCGTAAACCACCCTGCCCGTCGTGGTGTCGGTGACGACCGTCTGGTCTGCCGCCTTCGCGCCCGACCCGCCGTAGCTGATCGTGATGGCCGCGGTCGCGTCCGTCTCCACCTGGGACGCCGCCGGCGTCGTCACGGACACCGAGGGCGGTACCGTGTACGTAAACGCCCTCGAGGGCGACCAGGGGCTCGTGAGGGTGCTGTCCGACGCCTGCACCGCCCAGTGGTAGGCGTGGCCGGCGGTGAGCGCCGAGGTCACGTCCCGCGACTGGACGGAGCCCGACGGGAACGTGCCAGTGACCGTCGCCGGGTAGCCGGCGACCTCCGCGCCCACGGTTTCGTCGTAGAGGTCCCAGACGACCGATGTGAGGCTGCTGCCGTCAGGGGTCGCGACGACCGCGCTGAGCGACAGTGAGGCCCCGCCCGCGATGATCGCCCCGTCCGCCGGCGACTGCGCCACCGGCGTCGTCGGCACCCCGTCCGTGGTGAACGTCGTCTTGGCCGACCACGGCCCCCACACGCTCGAGGTGTCCTGCGCGCGCGTCCACCACTGGTACGTCGTGCCCCACTGGAGCCCGGTGAACCACTGCGCGACCGTGTAGGCCGTGTTGTTCGCGACCGACTTCGCCACGGTGCCCGAGTCGAACAGGACCGTCTTGCCCGTCGAGTCGAGCACCTGCACCTGCACGTTGCTCGAGCCGAGGCTGGAGCCGTGCGAGTACGTCGCCGTGAAGTTGAGCCCCGTGAGGGCGGACTGCTTCCCAGACGGCGCGGTGGGCGCGGGCGCGTTCGGGCCGGCGTTGATCGTGAACGTCCGCGGCGTCGACCACCCGGACCAGACCCCCCACGAGTCCGAGTAGGCGTAGTTCGTCGAGTACGGGACGCCCGGCTGGAGGCTGATGCCGAAGTCCGAGGGCCGGTTCGTCCACGAGCTGATGTTCGCGTTCACCGGCCACTGCACCCAGGCGACCTGCTGCCCAGTGTCCGTTCGCGTGAAGGACCACGCGATGTTCCCCACCGACTCATAGGCCGAGTCCGCCGGGTTCTGCGGCAGGGTGCCCGAGAACTGCGGGTTGGTGTCCGAGATCGTTCCCGAGGGGGTCGGAGACTGCCACGCGCCCGTGTTCGGGCTCGCGTTCGGCACGTAGTCGATCCACGAGCTCAGCGCGCCGTTCTGCCACGAGCTGCCGGGGATGTCCCACGAGAAGTTCGTCGGCGCGCCGCCCACGGTGCACGCGGCCCAGTTCGTCGACTGGCCGGTGTCGATGCCCCACTGGGCGTCCGCGCCTGGGTCACGCCAGAACCCGACGTTGAGACCCGAACCGCCCGACACGCGCTGATTCCAGACCGACCCGTCGTGCTGGGACAGACCGACCCCGGCCGAGAAGCCGGGGCCGATCCACAGAGGCGTGCCGTTGCTGGCCCAGAGCACCAGCCGCGTCCACGGGTTCGTCCTGTACCCGCCCATGATGCAGTGCGCGCCGGTCACCCACCCGTTCACGGGCATGGTGACCGACCCGGCGACCTGGTTCGCGTAGTTGAGCCCGGACTCGGCCCATGCCGTCTGGTACGCGTCGCCGATCGCTACCACTGTTTACCTCCGGATCTGGACCCCCGCACTCGGGAGGACCCACGTGGCGAGCTCGCGCCCGATGCGGTCGATGAGGAGCTGGATGTCGTGGTCAGACATGACCTGGGAGCCGCGGAAGTCGAGATAGATCCCGCCGCCGCCGTGCGGGCCCGCGCCCGACGGCGAGGTGATCGCCTCGCGCCGGCCCGTGCCGTTGTAAGCGAGGGTGAGGCCCGGCTCGAGCCAGCCGCCCGAGTCGTACCCGACGTAGCCGCCGCCGTGCGCCATCGACACCAGGCCCGGGACGCTCCCGATGCCGCCGTACCGCGACTGGATGTAGCGGATGCCGGCGGCGATGTTCGAGACCGGGTCGAAGATGTTGTTGGACAGCGAACCGAGGCGGTACGCGTTGAACGTGGACATGATCGTCTGCATGAGACCCCTCGAGGGGTCACCTGCTGCGGCGTTCGAGTCCCAGTTGTTCGTCGCGTTCGGGTTGCCGCCCGACTCGTGCATGGCGATCGTCTCGAGGCCGTTCACCCAGTCGGCACCGGAGACACCGACCGCGGCCATGGCCGCCGTCACCCAGCCGGCGAGGTTGCCCGACACCGCCCCGGGAGACGAGACCGCCGATGTCGACGCCGTCTTGTCCTTCCCGCCGAGGAACGCGAGCACCCCGTCGCCGATCGAGTGGACCCCGTGATCGAGGAGACCACCGAACCCGGTGGACCCGAGGCTGCCGTCGGCGAGGTGCTCGAGGCCCTGGATGACCGGCGTCGCCGCCGCGCGCACGCCGCCGAGGGCGACGTCCTTGAACGCGTTCGCGATGCCGCCGAGGAAGTCCCCGATGGACCCGACGATCCCGCCGTCCGCGAAATGCGCCGTCCCGCCCTTGGCGTTCCGGTTCAGCGCGTCGATCCCCGCCGCGCCGCCGAGCATGCGGACCGCCTGCGGGATGAGGACGCCCTCACCGGGCGAGAGCATGGCCGAGACGACATCGTTGCCGGGCGAGTAGCCCGGCACGGTGCCGCCCGTCGCGAACGTCAGCGCCGGAAGCTGCCCCACCCCGACAAGCGAGGCGACGTCGTTCCACATGGTCCGGATGCCGTTGTTGTAGACCGTATCGATGAGGAACTGCACCGGCTGCTTCGCCGCGTCGCGGATCTTGTCCCACGCCTTGCCGATCTGGTCCCCGCCGTTCTGGAAGGACTTCACGAGGCCGTCGATGACGTGCCCGATCGGATCGAACACGTGCTGCGTCAGCCAGTCCCAGGCAGAGCCGATGGCCTTCTGTATCCCGTCCCAGACCGGGACGATGACGTTCTGCCAGTACCAGTTCCACATCTTGCCGAGGAACTGGATCTTGTCGCCGAGCGGCCCGAACACGTTCGCCTGGAGCCAGCTCCAGGCCGTGCCGATGACCTGCGTGATCCCGTTCCAGGCCGGCACGATGACGTTCTGCCAGAGCCAGATGTAGACGCCGGCGACCATTTTCACGATGACGATGATCGGCTGGAAGACCCACGTGTTCAGCCAGTCCCAGGCCACGCGCGCGGCCTCAACGATCCCGTTCCAGGCCGGCACGATGACCTGCTGCCACAGCCACACGAACCAATTGCCCGTGGCCTTGACCGCCGGCTGCAGGTGCTCGGCCAGCCACGTGATAATCATGGAGACCTTGCCCGAGACGTCGACGAACGCCTCGGCCACCTGCTTGAGGATGAACCCCGCCAGCTGCATGAGCGGGGCGAGGAGCGGCATGAGCGCCGTCAGGAGCGCCGCGAGGAGCTGCGCGATCGAGACGAGGAGCGGAGCGAGGATCTGCCCCAGCATCGGCAGGATCGGCGCGATGGCCTGCAGGAGCATGCCGAGGCCCGACTGGATGAGCAGGGACAGCGGCGGCATGAGGATCTGGAGGGCCTGCACGAGCGCCCCGCCGACGACCTGGACCAGCTGCCCGAGGATCGGCAGGATCGGGATGATCGCCTGACCGATCTTGAGGAACGCCGTCCCCAGCCCGCCCGAGATTGTGTCGTTGAGGTGCTGGAGGACCGGAATGATCGCCCCGATGATCGGCAGGAGCGCCTGCCCCATTGCCGCCGCCAGCTGCAGGAGCGGGCCGATCATGTTCTCGATGGGGGACAGGAGCATGAACAGGGGCGGCAGGAGCGGCGTGACCGCCGGCACCAGTGTGGCGACGACCCCGACGAGCTCCCGGAAGATCGGGATGAGCGCCGCACCCAGCGTCGAGATCACGGGCGCGAACGCGGCCACGAGGTGCCCGATGACCGGCAGGAGGGGCATGAGCGCGGTGAGCACCTGCCCGAAGATGGGCAGGAGCGCGTCGAGGACCGGCTTGAGACCGGACCCGATCGACCCGACCAGCTTGAGGACGAACTGGGCGAGGATCCCGAGCGCCTGGGACGCCGGACCGGCGATAGCCGCGAGCCCACTGCCCAGCATGGGGAGGAGCTGAGCGACCATGTTGAGCAGGGAGAACAGGCCCGCGGCGCCGCCCTGCACGCCGGCGGAGAGGTTTTGGAAGAATCCCCCGAGCCCGGTGCCGAGGGACGCCAGACCGCCCGCGAGGGCGTTGACAGCCGGCATAGCGACCTTGAGCGCCGCGTTCATCCCCGGGAGGACGTTCTGCACGAGCCCGAGGAGCCCGGCGGCGAACGTCTCCACCTCCGGTGCCGCCGAGGCGAACGCCTGATGGAGGCCCGGGCCCATCTGCTTGAACGCGTCGGCCGCGTCCTGCGCGATAGTGAGGATGCCCTGCACCATCGGCTGGCCGGCCTTGAGGAACGTGTTCTTGATGGAGTCGCCCGCGTCGGTGAACTCGGCCTTGAGCTTCGCGTTGGTCTTGATGGCCGAGGAGACCAGCATGGCCCCGATGCCGCCGAACAGGAGCGGGAGTCCGCCGAGGGCCGCGCCGACGGCCGCCGACGACGCCGCCGCGCCGGCCCCGAGGAGGCCGATCTTCGCGACCATGCCCAGGACCGACGCGGACACGGTCGGCGCGACCCCGCCGATGACCGTGTTGAAGGTGTTGAAGCTGTTCGTGATGTCGCCCATGGACGCGCTCACGCCCCGTGCAGCGTCCCGCGCCGCCCGGTCCGTCTCCGACATGCCGCGGGTCGCGTCGCCGCCCGTGGCGCGCGCCTGGAGGCCCATAGCCGCCATACGCGCACGGATCCGGTCGAACACGGACGACGCCTGATCGTCGACCCGGACGCGGTACAGGACTAGTTCTTCACGAGTGGGCACATACCTCCGGTTCAGGTCCCGCGCTCGCGCCTCGGGATCATGCCAAACGCCTTCTCAGTGGCCTCGGACTTCGCCGGCGTGGTTGCCGAACCGTCCGCCTTGGCGCTCTGCAGCTCGGCTCGAGCGTCAAGGATCTGGATGTACGCGCCGATCTGCTGCTCCGGCCAGTCGTCCAGCGTCTCAGGGACGACCCGGACGCCGAACGACTGCCAGAACTGCTCCGCGATGGCGAACTCACTGAGCTCAGATGGGGCGTCCTTCCCCGTTTCCAGCGCCCTCCGCACCTGCGCCCTGAAACGTGGCGGCGTCCGTCTCCGGCTGGAGCTTGATCGGGGTCACGATCTGCTCCACCACGAAATCCGGCACCAAGCCCAGGGACTTGCGGAGCGCCTCGATGGGCGCGTGCGGGAGCGGCTGGTCGTTCTCGTCGGTCAGGTTCCAGGACACGACCGCCTGAGCGGCGAGCTCGCCCTGGTAGGCGTTGATGTCCATATCCGCGGACACGTCCTGCTTCTGCATGGACACCGACAGCTGGGCGAGACGCTTCTGCGCCTCACTCATCTGCGCCCGGGTGAGGTACTGGCGCACGTCCGCCCAGTACCCGTCCCCGAGATCGACCCGGACGACCGTCTTGAACTTGGAAAGGAATCCCATCTGCGTCTCCTAGTAGGCGAGGTAAGCGCTGTTGACCAGCGTTGCGCTGATCGTGGTCATGGTGGACAGCTGGAGGCTGGCCTCGAGGTTGAGCGTCGTCTTCACGACGTCGTCCATCGGGATCGCATCCGAGTACGTCTTCGTCTGCACCTGCGGCAGGTTGAACGTCCACGTGCCCCCGTTGGACGGGTGCGTGAAGGACAGGGCAAGGGCGCCCTGGCCGGCGTTGAGCATCTGCTGGTAGTAGCCCCACGTGGCGTCGTCGAGCGATGTGAACACGAGGTCCGTCTTCGCCGACACGTGCCGGGTGACCGGCGTGAGGAACTGGAGGTTGTGCGAGCTGTTCATCGTGAACGTGTCCTTGAGGCCGTTCTCGATGTCCAGCTGCACGGACTCCGCCTGGGCGACGACCTGCCCGAACAGGGACAGCTGTGCCTCGGCGAACACGTACGGGTCCTCGTTGACGACCGTGATCGGCGTCGGCGAGGTCAGCACGGCGGCGGACTTCGCCATCATGTCCGCCGAGATCGTCACCTCCTGGTTGCCGGTCTGGCAGGAGAGGGACAGCTTGTTCACCCTCGAGCCGGCGAACTGCAGCGATTCATAGCCGCCGATGTTCTTCTCGACCGTGAGCGAGGGGAGCTGATTCGCCTGGGAGATCGTGTGCGTGAACGGGGCCACGACGGTCTTCACGGCCGCCGCCGACGCGTGCGCGTACTTGAGCGGCTGGTCCAGGGTGAGCGTGTACGGCGACGCCGTGCCCGTGATGGTGACGACCTTGCGGCACTCGGACGTGGTGGTGCCCGCGGCGTTCACGTCGATCTGGACGATCGTCGTGCCCGCCACGATGCCCGCGTTCGCGGAGACGTTGACCGTCGTCGCGCCGGCCGCGGCGCTCGAGGTGAGCGTCGCGGAGCCCGTGGGCGTGGAGCCCGTGACGCCCTGCCCCACGGCCCCATCCGTGCCGATGGCGGAGACGATGAACTCGGCCCCGTTCGACGGGAACAGAGGGGCGGAGACAGCGCCAGCGAGCTTGTTCTGCCCGTTCAGGCTGAAAATGTTCAGGTCCCGCTGCCCCATCTGGAGCTTGGGGAAGAACAGGCCGGGGTCCAGCTCGAGCGTGTTGCCCGTCATGGGCAGGAACGACGTCGCGAGGACAGGGTTGCCGAACACGGACTCGACAGCGACGCCAGTCGCGCTGAGGGAACCCCAACGCTCGACTACAGGGTTGACCACATGCCTCCTAGTTGGTGGTGCTCTTGGCCTTGGCGGTCGCCCTGGCCGGCTTGGTTGTCGGGGTCTTGGTGAAGTCGGGCCGCTTGAGGAGCCGGCGTCCGAGGTCTTCGGGCACGTCCTTGGACTCGCCCGGGTTCCACTCGCCGACACTCTCGAGAGCGACGGCCTGCTGGCCTGTGTGCGTGAGCTTCATCGGTTCTCCGTCATGATTCGGGCAAAGGCACTGTTCATCCGGTCGCGGACCGCGCGCTCGGCGCGCTCTGGGAAGTTGTTCGCCCGCGCGCCGGGGTGGTCGACCACGCTGCGGACGAATACCTCGCGGCCGTCCCGGTCGTGGAAGTGGAGGGCGAGGGCCGCGACCGGGTAGATGAGGTGCTCCCCGGTGCCCTTCACCACGTAGTCGGCGTAGGGCACGTGCACGGTCCAGGAGACGACGGTGCCCTCCGTCGGGGACGTGGTGCGGGAGTACCGGATCGAGTCCCTCAGACGGCCCGGGTGGGGGTCGTCGAGCGGGTCCCCGACGGGGGCCTCGCGCTGGAGCGCATCGCGCATGAGGGGCCCGACCTCGTCGGCGAACTTCGTCGCCCTCGAGAGGAAGTCGAAGTGCTCGACGGGGCTGCTGCCGCTGCGGTGCTCGGTGATCTCGAAGCTCATGCCTGGATCTCCTCCCGGATCGGAAGGGTGAGCCGGGCACGGTAGTCGTAGATCCGCTGCTGCTGGATGGCGCGCGCCGGCGGATAGTCCACGTCGATCTCCTCGCCGATCTCGAGGATGGTCGACGTCTGCCCCGTGTCCGGGTCCGTGATGGTCACGGGCATCTGCGTGTTCCGGAGGACGGCCGTGACCGCGTCGACGATGGACGGGAACTTGGAGTCCGCGTTCTGCCCGGACGCGGACTCGGCGTGCTGGATCCACACCTCGAGGAGGTACGGGATCTTCTTGAACCCGCCAGTGGCCGGCTGGCCCGGCTGCGCGCGCGGCATGGTGTGCCGGGCCTCCCGCGCGTTCGACCCCCACACGAACGCGATCGGCGTCGCCTCGGACGACACCGGCGGGACCGCCACGTACGCCTTGAGGGGCGGCATGGGGGACGGCAGCTCGAGCCCGTCGAGGAGCCCCTTCACGTAGAGCTGGACGCTGTTCAGCGGCACCTAGATCACTCTCCGGAGCTCGGCGAGGAGCTTCTCCGCGTCGGTCTTGTAGGAGTCCACACCGCCCGTCCCGCCGCCCTGCGCGGCACCCGGCATGGCCTGGGCCGTGACGGACGTGCCACCGCGCGTGAGGGCCTGCCACGTCGCGAACAGGATCGCGGCCTGCTCGACCTGCCCGGGGAGGGTGGTGACGAGCGTGCCGGCCGCGTGCGCGTACGCGAGCGGTGCGGAGAGGGTGAGGGTGCCCGGGCCGGACGCGCCGGCGCCCGACGGGGACACGGCCGTCACGGTGACGGCCTCCTGCCCGTTCAGGTCCTTCACGGTGCCTGTCGCGCCCAGCCAGCCGGTCACGTCGTCGACCTGGAGGGCGGAGTCGCCTTCCGCGGCGGCGACCGTGACCTGCGTGTGCGGCCACCCGTTCATGTAGGTCACCTCGAGCTCGACCGAGCGGCGCGGGCCCAGGGCGAGGCCCGGCGCGACGAGGATCGCCTGGCCGCCGTCGGCCGACGCCGAGGGGGCTGTGGTCCCGTAGACGCCCATGATCGGATCCTCGACCTTGAACTTGGACGCGTCCAGGGTGGTCCACTGGGACGGGAACGACGCCGTCGGGGAGTAGCGGCCCGAGAGGACGGCCACCACTGGCGGACGGGAGAGGATGACGCGGGCGACCCCGTTGCGGGCGACCGTGAACCGGTAGTCCTCGGGGCCGTGCACGGTCTCCGTGTCGATCGTGGCCCGGAGCGGGGTGTTGCAGAACTTGTCCACCATGGCGGTGGCCCGCATGCAGATGTTGAGCTGCTCGGCGGTCTGCTGCTCAAGCGTGGATTCCATGTCCGGGATGGTGTTCCACGCGATGCCGGTGGCGGCGGAGAGGAGGACAGCGGGCGTGATGTACGGGGCACCCGGCCCGACGGCGAGGGCCATGGCTCAGCGCCCCTGGAGGGACAGCTGGAACGTGGCCGACGGGGTCGTGGCGGTGCCGCCGAGGTGCCAGCCGATCCGGTAGGGCCCGCCGTTGAGCATGGCCGCGGACTGGCCGCCCACGCCGACGGACATGTTCGACGCGCCGAGGCCGGACACCTCGGGCGCGGTGGCGATCGTCTGCCAGACGCCGTTCGCGTCCATCTGGTCGATGTACGCGGTGAGGGTCGTGCCGGCGGTGCCGCCGGTGACGTTCACGCCGAGGAACAGTGCGAGGCAGCCGGCCACCTGCGGGTTCTGGGTGAGTCCGCCGGTGTTGCCGTCCGCCACACGCTGCACGGGGGCCTCGTTGTAGAGGTTCTGCACCGGCCCCCCGATCTCAGTCGCGAGGATCGCCGCGGTGGCGTTGCCCTGGTCCACGGAGGCGATGACGTTGCCAGCGCCGTCGATCATGACGGCCGGGAGGACCCGGAGCCCGTCGGTCTGGCCGGGCACGAGGTACGCCGCGCCCTGCTGGGTCATTACGATGTTCGCGTTCCTCGACATGAGTTGTCCGCCCCTCTCAGGCACTTCGTGCACTTCCACCCGTCGTCGTCCCAGCGGATGTGCTTCTCACAGACCATTTCCTGGCACTGTGAGCACTGGCCCACGAGGGGGCGGGGGGTCCGCTGGGGCCCCCCGCACCTGGGGCACCCGCTACGCGGACGCCCCACTGGACTTGCGGCCCCGGGTCTTCGCCGCCTTCTCGTCGCCCTCGTCGGACTTCGCGGCCTCCTGCTGCGCCTCGAGGCGCTGCCTGTGCAGAAACTCGCGGTCGGCGCGGGCGTCCGCGACGCGCTGGAGCTCGATCTCGTGCTGCTGGCGCTCGACGATCTTCCGCTCGGCGTCCGTGAGGGGCACCTCCTCGGGGGTGGCCGCCCAGTACGGGTACTCGAGCAGATGCGGTTCGCACTCGGCGCAGTCGACGACGAGGTGGTCCTCGCCCTCGGGGCGGATGTGGCCGCCACAGCCGTTCGTGCTGCCGACGGCCGTGATGTCGGATCGGGCGTAGAGGGTCATGACTCTCCTGGGGTCAGGTCTCCGCCGCACTTGGGGCAGGCGGTCTGCCATGCGTACGCGACGAAACGGCACGGCTGGCAGTGCTTGGACGGGGTGTGGAGGGCGCCGCCGACGGAGCCCTTCTGGATGTAGCCGCCATCGTTGCGGGCGGCCTGCTCGATGATCCGGGCGTGCTCCGGGTTGTCCACGGAGATCCGGCCGTTCGAGCTCGGGGTGTAGCTGAACTTTCGGCCCCTCGAGTCCTTGAAGTCGAGGCCGTAGCATCCGCCCTTGGCGTTGCGGTTCACGTAGAAATCAGTCACGGGGAGGAGCTCCTCGAGGGGGGGGGTCCCGCCGCCCGCCCACG